GACTTACAGCGGCACTGGCACATTTATCACCGCATTAGATTCTACGGTAATTATTCAAGCACCTTTAACCGCATCCAGTACAGGCACTCTGTTTAACGTCTTAGCGGGACCGTTCAATATTGTTGCCTGCGATCAGATATCGCTGACCAGCTGGAGCATGGGATCGATCGGCCGCTCATCTACGAATTCGGCAGGGCCGCTTATTTTCATTACCAGCATCGCGCTTGGCGACTTCCAGGACACCCTGACACTGACTGAGGTGTCCAACCTCCTGATGCTCGATGTCGATATCTTCCCGTTTGCCGGCGTCAGCGTGCCGCTGATCGAGATCAACAATGTATTCGCGGACGCCACTTATACTCTCAACTCGATATCGGGATCGCTTGGTGCATCTGAGTCACTTGTCAGGGTTGACCCAGCATTGAATATAGCGTCTCGGTTTGTCATTACCAACTCCGGGATTTCTGGGACTCTGTTCGACACAGTGGGAACGACCGGTAGCATTGTTGACTTTACCGACGCCGCTATCTCCGCGACCGCCATCACGAGTGTAACCGACTCATCCGGTGTGGCCCGGTTCAACTTCACTGTCGGTCCCACCATGTTCGTTCATCAGGAGGTGGTGATCAGTGGGTTTACCACGAACACCGACTACAACGGCACGTTTATACTTACCACTGTTGGCGCGGGCTTTTTCGAGATCGATTTCATCGCCTTCGGGACAACGGAGACTGGCAGCTTCCTGTCCAATATTGTGAGTCTTTTTGATGCCAGCCACGGTTTGAGCGACGGCCAGACCCTTGTTATAGATACTGACCTGGCGACTGACTATGATGGTGGCGCTACCATCTTCAACACCCAGACAAACACATTTGAAATTAACCGCACGTTCACGATTGACACAACAGCGACATGGGATACGTCTGGCATCGATCAGACCGATCCGCGAGTGCTCAGTAGTGATAATCCCGGCAATGCAGACAGCAAATACATCGCAACAGGCTTCGTTAATGATAACTCGACCGCGAACGGTGCCATTGTCAACAATACGTTTACCGATCTGGTATTCGGTACGGTTGGAACGGCGCTTGTTCCCGGTACTACAATCGAGCGCTGGAAACTAATCGATGAGGTGACCGGCACCTTTGAATATTTCGGCGCGGAACCATTCGACGGCTATATCACCTTCGATTTCACAGTGGAGAGCTCGGGCGGAACGGTGGATTTCCGTTTCAAATGGGAACATGACGTTGGTGCCGGATTTGTTGATTTGCCGGACAATGTTGAATCGCTGGTCGCGGTCGCATCAGCTTCCCAAAGTGTCACAAAAACATTCCCGCTTGAGGCCGTTGTTGGCGATCAGATCAAGCCACAGATCACACGCAATTCAGGATCAAGCGGTATCACTACCCAATACGCAACTATCTACGCGACGCAATAACCATGACAACACTCACACTCAAGGAGATTTATGAAGCGGATTTATTAATCAGGTTCCCCGATCATACGTTTAATGAAACCACCGTAGGATCGCTGACGCAAGTAGACTTTGAGGATGGTGGTAGCGCCCTGGTGGCGACAGCGACCAAACTGGACGTGGGCGATGCGTATAAAAATATTCGAGAAGACGTGGTCGGTTTTGTTAGTGAATTTCCGTTGCGGAATAACTTCGGTACGGTTCAGACAACCGACAACACCGTCACGACTATAGATACTATCCTGCTTGATGATGAGGCTGTATATGTAGTCGAAGCGACCGTATTGGGTATCGAGTCCGATGATAGTAACCGTGCAGCGTATCGCGTACTCGGCGTGTTTTACCGAACCGGCGCAGGGAGTGCAACACAGATAGGCTCGACCGATAATGTTTTCGTGAAAGAAACCGCAGCCTCATGGACAGGCGCAACACTCAGCGTATCAGGCAGTAATGTCCTGGTGCGGGTTCAGGGCGCAGCATCAACCACTATTAACTGGCAAAGCGTCGTGACAGCTTTGGAACTGGAATAGATGTATACATTATGACCATAAAAAAAGGACAATTATGAGCCCAAAAGAAGCGCTGGACCTACTTGAAAATACATGTGTTGTATTCATGATCAATATTCAGAGATCAAAGAGAAAAGAAATTTTAGAAGCGGCGGACGTTCTAAGGGAATTGGTGGACAAAAATAAACCTCGCGAAGGTAGCGAAAAAAATTCTAACTAGGATGTTGAGTGATGGCAGAGCCAGTAAGGGGAGTGGAATACGAGTTTCCCGTCGGCCTGGATTCAGTTTTTGGGTCGGGATTCCAGGAGAATCCTACCATAGCAGCGGGAGATTTCACAATATCAAAAGACTTCGGAGCTTTTGCAAATCTTGCCACATTACCCGTTGTCACTCCGGCAGGATCAACCAGCGTTAAAATTGTTCTTTCCTCCACAGAGATGACGGCAGACAAAATTCTGATCTTTGGGAAGGATGCGGCTGGGAGTGAATGGCAGGATATGCAGGTTTTTATTGACGCTCCGCTTGGTAGTTCGGAAACGGTATTGGATATCCTGGAAGGTGATCATATTGAAACCAGCCAGACTCTTGTAATTAACAAAAAGGATACAACGATTCCTGTTTTATCAAAAACCATTTCTGGAAGTTTACTCACTGAAAATGTGACGATTCGAACAATTGAAAATTAATTATTGATATAAAAAAGTTAGGAATTAAATTGAATATTATAAATTTCGTAATTGGAGAATAATCATGTCATTTAATCGTGTGCAACAAGTGGTTCATAAACCAGGAACAAGAAAACCCAGAAAACCAAAGGGAAAATAATTTAATCGGATACAAAAACGACTATGGCCAGACTAAAAGATGTTTTAAAAAAACTCCCCAAAAAACGTAGTTTGCTCCGTATTGAGCGAAAAGATCGGGAATTGTCAAAATCAAAAGGGGAACCTTTGAGAAAAGTTCTAAATGTCCCAGGGAAAGGGTCCATCCCAAAATTTAAAAACAAGGAAGCAATATCCGAATCCAGAAAACGTCGTACCCGGACAGTGAAAAAGCGATGAAACTCGAAACTGCACTAAAAGCAATACGTTTAATGGCGGACAAAGGCAAAGGTTTTTGTGTTACTTTACATATATCGCCAGAGCGCGAAGTAAAAATTGAAAAACATTTAACTCTCAAACATGAGGAAGCCGCAGAAATTATTGTCGAAAAAATGATTCACGAATAATTTTAGTCTACCGAGCAAACACTCAAGGCTGATCGAACGGGATTTCCCCGTACGGTTGGCCTTTTTTTATTATTAAGGGATCGAAATGTTTCAATTAATGCCGCTTCACTGGGGAGTGGTCAAAGGCGCCAATGTTTTTGTGGTAGGACTTGGAACCTATCGTGGAAAAATCACGCGGAGTAGAAATTGTGTCGCGGCAATGGAAGAACAGTATTTTGTTATAAAAATGCCAGAAGTAGCCAAAGAGGACTCAAAGGATGGAAGAGAAAAATATTAGGAAAGATGGAAAAGATAAAAATGTTCTTGAAGGTAATTTAAAAGAATCTTTAAAGATCACTGGGCAATTGACGCTGGAGCATAAGAAGGAAGATGGCACAACTGAAATTCATGAATATAAAAATTTGATTGTTGATACTGGGTTTAACTTTATTGGTGATGTCATAGCCAACCCAACTCAACCTTCGATAATGAATCATATCGCTGTTGGCTCTGGGACTACGGCGGCGGCAGTTGGTGATACTGATCTTGAAACAATATTGGATGTTAGGAACCCGGCGACCTTTATTGGTGTAAGTGACACAGTGTTCACTTTGGCTTCTACATTTGCTGGCGGAGAATCAACGGGGGCATGGACTGAAGCTGGAGTTTTTAATGCCTTGACCTTGGGCATTATGCTGAACCGCTTGATATTCCCAGTTGTCAATAAATTAGGTGGAGACACTATCACTGCTACTTTCACTTTTACTTTAGCGTAAATATTATTTCACCGGCGTTTTATAATGGCAGTTTTTAAAACAGTTGAATATGTTGAAGTTACACTCACAGCTGATACTGACCCTGTGACGGTGAATTTAACTAAAGGGCAAGATCCAACCCAATGTACGCCTTTTTTCACTGACAGGAACACAGGTGCTTTAACGAATGCAAATCAAGACAGAATGGCGGAGGTGACATTTCTTGATAATTCCGGGACTCCTGCTGTAAGGGTCAGCGCAAGCGCAAGAACAGATAATGATGCATCTGTATTCCAGGTATTTGTAGTTGAGTGGGATTCGTCAATAACCGTCCAGCAAATATCGGTGACAGGATTCACAGGATCAAGTTTAAATCAGACAATCACAGACGTTACCTCACAAGCAAATGCATTTTTAATTTATTCATACCAATTTACGGCATCGTCTTCGTCGGCTCTCACTGATTGTACTGTTCATGCAACTTATAATGGAGCCTCTACAACTTCGGTAAGTTTCTCAAGAGGCACGACAGTTGGGACGGTCAACGGGACTTTGTACGTTGTAGAGGCTGGAGCAGGCGAATTTACCGTGCAACATGTGTCGATTCCCATAGGTGTTTTTCAGTCATCGATAACGGTAGGAATATCATCAACTGTTTTGGCTGATACATTTCTCATTCAGTCTTATGTAATGAGTCCAGGAAGTACTATGGCTGCTGGTTGCCCTCAAACGGATTTGCAAAATACCACAACTGTTAGATCGCAGAGATCAGCAGCTCCTTTTGCAAATATTGTTGTGAAAATTGCAGTGGTTGAGTGTCAAAACAATGAATGGGATGTTCAAAGAAATGCAACCTTAACCCTATCATCAACCTCTGTCACGTCTTCCATAACAGCAATTGACCAAAGTAGATCATTTATAAATTGTTTAGATCATACAGGCCATCCTGTTTCAGTTGGAAGGAATCCTTCTACTTCGGATGCAGAGATTGATGATATTCAATCGGCGGCTGATTTCTCAACCGATGCATTAGTACGTTATCGAAAAAGAACAACAACTAGAACAGATGACATTGTTAGCTTTGAAGTTGTTCAATTTAAAGCATTGCCAGTTATCCCGGTCCCATTAGAAGGAAGTTTTCAAAATACTTTATTGAGGATGTAAAAAATGAGTGGGCAAGTTTATGTGGTTAAAAATGGCGGTGTGATCATAGCAACTGCCATAACAATTGTTCAAATCAAGGCAGGAGCAAGTAATCCATTAGAATTGTTGCGAGTTGTTATTTCTCAGGGTTTGAGTGAATCTTCTACTCAAGAACAAGTGCAGATTTTAAGAAAATCAGTTGCGGCAACTGTTACTTCTGCTACGCCTTTATTATTAGATCCAGAATCACAAGCAGCAGGAGCAGTGGGAGGTACAGCAGCAACAGGGATTACAGGGACAGCAGAAGGAACAGATGGCGATATTCTTGTCGATGATGGATTCAATATTCTCAATGGTTGGGTATGGCTTCCAACTCCTGAAGAAAGAATCAAGGTCGATGCTGGCGGGATTATAGCTTTTAAATTTCCTATTGCTCCTGCCTCTGCAACTTTCAGGGCGGCTATGTATTTTCAGGAATTTTAAATGATTCCCTACAGTTTTGTAACGACTGTCTATCGTAGGCCGTTCAATTATGCAGTTCATGCTTTTAAGAAACCTACAGTAATCCCAAAGTCTGTACAGTTTGTTGAAAGCATAACTATAACTGATTCTATATCATTTATCACCAGTAAAGAATTTTCGGAAACAATTACTACAACTGATTCTTTTGCTAAGGATGTAAGTAAGGAATTATCGGAGACTATCACTTTAACGGATGCCCTTGGTAAAAATATAAATAAAGACATTCAGGAGCAAATTAATATTGCCGATGAAATTGAGATTGAACTTGTTCCTGTATTACAACCATTCGGTGGAGGAGGTAAAAATGCAAGAGGAAATATTCCGAGGAAGACGGCCAGAGGCGTCATTACTGTAAGAGGCGGTAAAGCATCATTAACAGCACCAAAAAGGCCACGCGGAGGTATATTTTAAATGAGCCAAATTCCTTACACCACAAAAGCCGGAAATCTTCCTTTTCAATTTGATTTGGACGGATTGCCTCTCGGTGGTTTCATCTGCACTATTAGCGTGAAGCCACGACCAACAGGCACTGATCAAATCACGCCCAGAGAGATCGAACCAACTGATGAACTGTGGTCTGGTTTTCTGACCACTTCCGAAATAGGAGCTCTTGCTGTTGGGAGGTATGAACTCATAGCAAATATACAAAATTCCTCGACATTGGAAGGTCAGGAGAAAATAAAACGTTTTCAAGTGGAAGCTCAATGGTCGACTTAAATTATCAGTGGATAAAATGATAAAGACACTCAAAGATTTGAAACCGGACATAAAAAACGCTCGGAAGCATAACCCCAGGAATATTGGCATGATAGCCGATGCCTTACGTGAAATTGGCGCTGCCAGGTCAGGTGTCATCGACGAAGATGGAAATATTTTAGCCGGAAATGGAACTTTCGAAGCACTGTCGGAAGCAGGAATTGAAAAGGTTAAAGTTGTCGAAGCCGATGGCAATGAGTGGGTCGTTGTGAGGCGGAAAGGATTGACTAAAAAAGAGAAAGCGAAACTGGCTCTCTATGACAACCGGACAGCCGAACTTGCCGAATGGGACATAGAGAATCTTGGCCTATTGGATGACGAACACGAGGATATATTTGAAAATATCTTTGGCGAAGATGAATTGGCCGAAATGTTTGGTGATAAATCTGGTGCTGGAGAGTTGGAAGGCGAAGACGAGACCCCTGAGCCTCCGGAGGAACCAAAAACCAAACTGGGAGATATGTATCAACTGGGTGATCATTTCCTTTTGTGCGGCGATTCAACGGTTCGAATTTCGGTCGATCGCCTAATGAACGGCCAAAAGGCTGATTTAGTCTTCACTGACCCTCCTTATGGAATCAGGGCGGTCGAACATTCAGGGGTATTAAAAAATAAATATCGCCCCATTCAAAATGATGACTCGGTGGACGTTGCTATAAAAGTTTTCAGGAGCATGGATGTCGATATTCCGATGGTTTGGTGGGGTGCAAATTATTATGCAAATGCCCTTCCGAATAGATCTTGTTGGTTTGTTTGGGATAAAAACAACGGCGGAAGTGATCAGATGGATTGCGAGTTGGCCTGGACAAATTTAAATGGAGTTACAAGACAATTTACCCAGGCTTCAGAAAAAACGAATCGCGTTCATCCCACGCAGAAACCAGTTTCTTTGGTTGAATGGTGCATGGAAAGGGCTGCATATAGGATTGAAGGACCAATAATTTACGATCCATTCGGCGGTTCAGGATCGACCATGATCGCCTGCGAAAAAATGAAGCGCCGGTGCTACATGATGGAGATTGACCCTGCTTACTGCGATGTGATTGTCGAACGATACGGGAATTTGTTTCCCGAAAAAGAAATATGCCAATTATCTGGGGAGAAGAAAGATGCCATTGGGGATGGTTCCACCATTGGACAGATTGGATGACACGAAATAAAAATCAAAGGGAGAGGATCTGCAAGAAATGCGGGGCCTATGAATTGGAGGTTTTATCAATACCAAAGAAGAAGAGGAAAAATATCCGAATTTAAAACCCTTTAAACCTGGTGAATCCGGAAACCCCAACGGTCGGCCCATGGGTGCAAAGACAGGGCTGAGAGCACGCCTGAATCGGTGGGTGGAGACCAAGGGCGCTAAGGATATTCTTGATAAATTCAAAGAAAAGGGCATCAAACTAAAAGATAAAGATTATGCCGAAATTATTACCTACGCTCTGACTAGAGCAGCGGTAAAAGGAGATATTCAGGCCATTAAGTTGATTTTCGAACAAACCGAGTCACCGATGCCAAAAGAAATAAATTTAACCGGCGATATGATAGTCAATATTGGAGATAAAGATGCTGGCAACCTCTGATGGATTAATTCAAAAAAAAGATTTTGTATTAACCTCAAAACAAAGTGATGCCGTCGATATTATCAGTTCACCGGCGACCAATATATTGTTTTATGGAGGTGCACGGTCGACAAAAACTTTCACTTTCGTTCGGTCGATCTTGATTCGTGCCTTAGCCGTTCCAAAATCCCGCCATTTGATAGCACGTTTCCGGTTCAACCATGTTAAGGCTTCCATCGTTTACGATACTTTTCCCAAAGTCATGGAATTGTGTTTCCCAACTGTCCGGTGCAAATCAAATAACGTTGATTGGTTCGTTGAATTTAGGAATGGCTCACGTATTTGGTTTGGAGGTCTGGATGATAAAGAAAGGACTGAAAAAATCCTTGGCAATGAATACGCCACCATTTTTCTAAATGAAGTTTCTCAGATATCTTACGGAAGTTATCTGACCCTGGTCACTCGTTTGGCGCAACAATGTTTTTATGACGTTGATGACGAAATCAAAGAATTGCGCCTAAAAATGTTTTGCGATGAGAACCCACCTTTCAAAAGCCATTGGAGCCATAAACTTTTCATAGATAAAATTGAGCCCGAAGAAAAACTGGCATTAAAAGATCCGGAAAATTATACAAGTTTCAAGATGAACCCAGTGGATAACCGGGATAATCTTTCTGAAATGTATTTAAAGTCGCTTGACAACCTGCCCAAGCGGCGGCGCGATCGTTATTACCTCGGAATTTTCGGGGATGACAATGAAAACGCGCTTTGGACCGATAAAATTCTCAATGACAATCGTGTCGACTCTATTCCAGAAAATGTACATATCGTGCGCACCGTGGTTGCCGTGGACCCATCCGGTGCAAGCGACAATCCCGAAGAGCACAATGATGATATCGGTATCGGAGTGATTTCATTAGGATCAGATGGAATAGCCTATGTTTTAGAAGATCTGACCTTGCATGTTGGGCCTGCAGAATGGGGGAAAGTGGTCGCATCCGCTTATGACCGGCATGAGGCCGATCGGGTTGTTGGAGAGGAAAATTTTGGTGGTGCCATGGTCCAGTACGTTGTTAGAACGGCAAAACCCCTTATTTCTTACAAATCTGTAAGGGCTTCCAAAGGGAAGGCCATCAGAGCGGAACCAGTCAGTGCATTGCATGAGACCGGAAAAATAAAATTTGTTGGACGGTTCGATGAAATGGAGGATGAATTGACATCCTTCACCACAACCGGATACACCGGAAGCAAATCTCCCAATAGAGCGGATTGGTTTGTATGGGGGATTTATGAATTATTCCCTGGGTTGACTAAACCAAAAAAGAAAAACCATGATGAAATTTATCGAAATATTCCAAAGGTCAAACGTTTTGGCCATACCGGAAGAAATTAAAGGAATCGATATGAGCAAAGATCATAAAGATATCCATGATTTAGACCACGCGGACGTTGGATGTCAGAATTGCGAAGGACAGGGTTGGGTTTGTGAAAACCACGAAACAACACCATGGGATTGGGGGGAGTGTGAATGTTGCGGTGGAGCAGGAGCACCATGTCCATGCAATCCGTTAAGTGACCGAAAGGCCATTCTTAATTAGTTTTTATTAAAGGAATTGATATGCCTGTACAAGAATTGGATTTAGACGATATCCCGTTTGCAGAAAGAGACAATGATGATCTCCAATCATTATTGAATGATTTCAAAAAAGATCTCAATACGGATGCAGACGTAACTATTATTCAAAGGGAACAAGCCAGTGAAGATATGCGATATGTGTATATCGTCGGTGGATCTTGGGAAGGTTTCTTTGACGATGAAACGTCTGATCGAGTTCGGCTTGAATTTCCATTGATCACAAATTTTGTGACACGTCTTTTGGGGGAATGGAATAAAAACCGTATGGGAGTTGATTTTAAGCCCGGTGATAATCCAGAAACCACAGATAAAGATGCAAAGTTAATGAATGGAATTTTTCGCCGGGATTTCAATTCTTTCGGACGAGGTAAAAAGGCTCTCGATAATGCTGTTTTAGAAGCGATCACTTGCGGTTTTGGCGCATTGAAATTGGCTGAAGCATTTGTCGATAAGGCAGACCCCGAAAATGAATTATTGGATATAGAGATCAGGTCCATTTTCAACGCTTACAATACAGTTATCTGGGACAATGCTTCGCAGGAAATGGATAAAAGTGATGCCAGACATGTCAATGTCTTGACGCGTTACACATTGGATTCCTTTAAAGAAAAATTCCCCAATGAAATCCCATCATCTGCCTATGATCCAGAAAATTATCACCGTGGTAATAGTGGCAGCAACCGGTTTAACGAAGCTGAACCAGGAATTTATATTGCCACTAGATATAATATAAAAAAAATAAAAGAAAAAGTCTTTGTTTATTTTAATAGCGTAAAGGAAGAAAAAGAATTTTATTCAGAAAAGGAACATGAAGAAATAAAATCAGAATTGAGAAAAGCCCCGCATTTAAAATTTATCAGGGAACGAGTGATTGAAAAACAGGGAATTGAGAAATCCATTTTCAGTGGCGATGCAATTTTCATGGAGCCCAAATTAATCACAGGAATGAGAATTCCTATAGTCCCTGTCTATGCTCACCGGGGATATGTCGATGGCGAGGAATGGTATCGTGGAGTGGTTCGACCGTTGAAAGATTCTGGTCGAGTATTCAACTCATTAATGTCTCAACTCATGGAGACGGCGTCTTCCAGCAACTCCGATATTCCCATTTTTACTCCTGAGCAAATGGAAAATGAAGTGGCGTCGGCACAATGGGCAAACCCCAGCGCCCAATCTTATTTACTTTTGGATAACGTTACCGACGATGACGGTAAAATTGTGCAGACCGGTCCCGTTGGATACCTCAAAGCGAGGCAAATAGACCCAAGTTCCGGAATGCTTTTACAACTCATTCCACAGATATTGGATAAATTGATGGGAGGTGCTCCTCAAGAAACTTTTGATGCGAATACTTCTGGCAAAGCTATTGCCGCGATTAAGAAAGTTCAGGATCTGGCAACGCAGCCCATTATGGAAAATTTTGCAACAGCCATTCAATGGATGGGGGTTATATATTTTTCAAAAGCCGTAGAAACATATACCACGAATCGAATGATGAGAATTATCGGTGAGGATGGTACGGAAACCTCTGTTGAGTTGATGAAAAATGTATTTGACCCTAAGAGCGGTGAGGTCATACAAACCAATAATATTAAAGATCAGGATTTCAGGGTTTATTCGGATGTTGGACCTCAATACGAGACCTTGCGTGAACAGGAAGTCGAAGAAGACAAAGCGATGCTGGCTGCCATGCAAAATATCCCAGGGTCCGAACAATTCGCCATGGTCACCCTATCCAATATGTTTATAAACTCCACGGGTCCAGGGTCAGAAGCAAAGAGAAAGATCGGTCGACGAAACTTAATTTTAATGGGTGTTATGGAACCTGAAACCGATGAAGAAATTCAAATGTTCCAGCAAGCTCAACAGCAACAGCAACCAAATTCGCAGGAAGAATTTTTGAAAGCTTCTGCGAAACAGGCGGAAGGCGAGGCTATCAAGTTTGTTTCTGAAGCCAAAAATCTTGATTCCAAATCATTTGATAATCTCGCAAGTGCTGAATTGAAGAAAACTCAGGCGGTCAAGAATATCGTAGAGCTTTCATTGGATAAGGCAAAAACGGCATCAGACATCCGCGTCAATGAATCGAAAATCGCAAAGGAACGTGCCGATATTGATAAGGAAATTTTACAACAAATTGAAGCGTTGCCAATTTAACAGGAGAACGTAATGGCAAGAGACGGATTGGTTCGATTTAGAGAGCCCAAAAAAATGAAGCAAGTGACCGGCAATAAGAATATATTGAAAAAGGTCAAAGAATTGAAAATTGTGAACAAGGAAATAGCTAATAGGGAAAAGTCTTTGGAAAAAAGGTTTGAAGTGAGCGATAAACTTTTCACCAAACGCAGGAAGATCCAAGAGCAATTAGGTATTTGATTGATAAATAACTCGTTTGGAGTATTATATATTGTAAAGTAACCGTATCAGAAAAAGCACATTCTGATACATTAAAAATTTTACTATATAACACTTATATAGCTTAGGTCTACCGAGCACACACTCAAGGCCAACCCAGCGGATTTTTCTGCTCGGTTGGCCTTTTTTTGTCTGAAGTAAAATTTAATAGAAGTCTACCGAGCACACACTCAAGGCTGACCCAGCGGGATTTTCCCGCCAGGTTGGTCTTTTTTTGTTTGATTAAAAAATTTCTCAAGCAACGCGAAGCCTGAGTCGATTCGTGGAACGAAAAACCACGCCGTTCACGGACGTAAACCGTGCCGTTTCATGGAACGTAAAACCATTGGTCATCATTATTGATGACACTCTCTAAATTCCATACCGGAGAAAAAACATGGATCCGAAACAGAATCAGGACGAGCAAACAACCGTAGTGACCCTGGAAGAAGATGAAAAGTCTGATCAAGATGATGGTCAAAACCTGGAGCAAAACGACGATCAAAATTCAGAACAGGATGATGGTCAAGCCCAGGAAGAAGAAGACCAATCAGGTGAGACAAAAACTGAAGAAGAAGAGAATTTAGGGGTTGAGGTTGTATTGGAATCAACTGAAGAAGCTTCCGAAAAACAACCAAGGAAAAATTTCGGCAAGCGTATTCAGAAGATGAACGAGAAGGTTGATGTTGCGGAGCAAGGCGAGCAGAAAGCCAATGAAGAATTGGAAAAGCAAAAAGCTCGCAATGCTGATTTGGAGGATCAGGTAAAGATTCAAAGACTTGCCTTAGAAAAAAAAGACAATTCAAAGGATCCCAATGGTCCACCTGACCCGGAAAATTTCGATGCTGGTGAATATGACCCGGAATTCAGGAAACAACTAAACGCATATCACGATGCTCGCCAAGATGCTCGCATGGATGAGCGATTTAACAAAAAGGTCGAGGAGGTAGAAAGCTCTGCTCGTGTAAAGCAGGTGCAAAATGCAACGGATTACGCTCTGGAACAAAAGCAGGAAATTCACTATGAAAGAGCGGCTCAAATGGGAGCCACTGATTATTACGATACGGAGGACAAGGTTATCTCCGTATTAGGAAAACCAGCGGTCAATACCATTATTAAGAGCATTCCTAACGCACATACCATCCTTTATTATCTCGGCAAAAATCCGAAAAAGGCCGATCAAATCGCTGAATCTTTAAAAGCTGATCCTGTCACCGGCATTAATGACATAGCAGTTTTAGGTACGAAACTAAAACTCAATAAAATAACAAAAAATGTCCGGAACCCTGACGAGGAATTGGAGGGGGGAAGGCCCGCTTCGCCTAAAAAACTGAGAGGGCCTAAGGGAGCGACATATTCATAAGGAATTAAAAAATGGCAAACAATTTTGACAGTAATTTTACTGAAAAACTCATGCGGATATTTTTGGAGAAATTCGAATCCGCACGGGTACTGTCTAAGAATGTCAACACACAGCTTTTGGCGAATGTTTATGACCCAAACAGCGGTGATGTTGTTTCATTCAAACGACCTACGGATTTCGTAGCTTTTGAGAACCCCACTGGTGATCTGACCGGTGTTACTGCCAGTGATATCGTTTCTGGCAAAGCATCCGGTGTTGTTCAGAATTATATCACCGCTTTTGTGAATTTTACCGAAGCGGATCAGGCTCTTAAAATGGGCCAGATAGATGAACTTCTGGCACCTATGGCAACTCGTGTTGTCACACAAATGGAGCTAAATTTTGCACGTTTCATGATGGCAAACTCCGGTCTTTTGGCGGGTACGTATGGAACTCCGGTGACGACTTGGGATCATGTAGCTAATTTTGGTGCTGTAATGCAATCCCATGGTGTTCCGCTGGATAGTACATGGAATGTTTCCATTAATCCATTTACTCAAACAGCTTTGGCCAGTAACCAGAGGTCTTTGGGGTCCGGTGGAACTTCCGGTGAGCTGATTAAAACCGCTCATGAGCGGGCGACAATTACTTCTGATTTCGCAAATATGAACGTTATGTCCGCAGTTACCCTGGCAAGCCATACTCAGCCAACAACGGGTGATCGTGCCGGAGCTATTAACGGTACACCAGTAGCGACTTATGTCGGAGCTAAAGACACGATGACCCAGAGCATACCAGTGGACGGGTTTGGAACTTTTACAGGAACCATCCCTGCAGGTACTGTTGTGCAAGTTACGGGAGTGAACCGGTTGAATCTTTCCACCCGTGAAGTGATTTTGGACGCAGCTGGTGCCAACATTTTATACAGCGGTGTTTTGACCGCTGATGCGGTGCTCACCTCTGGTGCCGGTACATTTATTGTGTCCGGTCCTGCAATTTTTGAAGTTGCTACTGCAGGAGCGGGATCTTACAACACGGTAGATGTGGCACTTGCTGACGGTGATGTCATTACCCTTTTGGGCACTGATGATCTCACTTTCATGCCAAATCTTTTCTGGCACAAACAGGCATTTTCTATTGGAGCTGTAAATATTTTGAAATTGTTTTCTACAGACACCTTGGGACAAACCGAAGATGGATTGAAGTTGCGTGTCAGCAAATTTGCCGACGGTGTGACCAATATCCAGAAAGTCAGAATAGACATTCGACCTGCTTTTGCGGCTTTGAATCCGTTCTTTGCCGGACAGGGTTGGGCGTAAATTAGTAAATGATTTTCAATTTGTTTTGATGATGTGGGGCGTTGATTCGCCCCGCATTTAATCACCTTTAAGGAGAAAAAATGGGAATGATCAAATGGGTAAAGCCCAGTGGATTGAAAATTGAAACCAACGACAAGGATGAGACGGTTGAATATTGTGAATCTCTGGGTTGGAAAAAGAGCAATGGCAGAAAGCCAAAGGAAAATAAATCCGACGCAAGTGCATCAGGTGCTGTCACTGATACCCCAAATGAAAGCAATCGATAGGTCATAACATGTCAATAGGAACCGACATAATCACAAAAGCTTATAAACGGACTGGAACGTATACCGTTTTCAACACTCCACCAGACGAAGCCATTGTTGAGGGAATGGAAGCTTTAAACGGCATGCTGGATCGATGGCGTACAAAATTTATAGATCTTCCATTTGTAAACTTAGATGTCCCAGGTGGTCAATTGGCCGAACCTGTAGATGCTACTGAAGCCATTATTGATAATTTGGCGATTCAATTGTCCTCAAATTATAGTAGCGGAAGTTTAAGCGTGGTTTCTCCGGAGTTAAGAACAAATGCCAGAATAGGCTTCAACGATTTGAAAAGAGCCTATCGATGTCAGGCCATTCCAAATTTTACATTATCTAGCACCACCCCAACTGGTCAAGGAAATGTGGACGGGTTATTTAATAAGCGGGTTTTTTGGGGAACAGGTAGGCCAAAAGGCGAGTAAAGGATATGGCTGAATTACAATTTCCGAATGGTCTTGAGGGATCTGACGATTTACCAAAGACAAAAAAGTCCCTGGTAAATTGTTATAAGACGAAGGAAGGGTGGATTGAAATTCGCCCCGGAGTATCTTTGTTAAACACTCTCACCGCCACTGTTGCTAGAGGGGTATTTGTTTTCAATGATTCACTTTACATGCTCTTTACCAATACCTTAAGGAAAATTACTGATTTAACTACAGGAGCATTTACAAACGTAGGAACAATATCAGGTGCTGGAGATATCCAAGTTGCCATTGGTTTTGTTGATGCGGTGATTTTGGACCCTGGTGGTTCTATATACACGTTAAGCAAAACTGATGTATTGACGCTTATCAGTGGTAATACCAATTTTGTTCCTTGTGTGAGCGTAACCGCTCAAGGTAATAGATTCATTTATTGCCCCTCCAGTGGAGACCCGGTGTTTTTTTCAGATGTTGGTGATGCAGGAACTGTGAATGTATTGAGTTTTTTCGATGCTGAACAATTACCAGACAGAAATAATCAGGTTTTTACTCTAAAAAATTTCCTTTACATCATGGGAACTAATTCAGCGGAATCATTTGTAAATAGGGGCACATCACCTATCCCTTATTCAACTAGAAATGCAGCTATTGACGTTGGTTTTATCGGCGGACTTTTGGAATACGGCAATACTTTTCTATTTGTTGGGAGAGATAAAGATCAAGATTTTGGGATTTATGCGATCGGGTCCGGGGTGGCTCCAAAAATTAGCAATCGGGCAATCGATACGATATTGGAGACTTACACTCTTGAGGAATTAGGAGAAGTAAGGTCCGCTAGATTTAAGTGGCGAGGAGATGATATCGCCACTTTTACTTTCAGAAGAGATGCTTTTGGTTTTTTTAATGGAAATTGGTTCCGATTATCTAAATTGGGAGAAAGAGATTTTATCCCATGGGGTGGGGGTTTCATAGCGCAATTTGAAGGAAGTTATTTTTCTGCATTCGAAGACAAGATTGGGGTCCTTGATGAAGTCAACACAGATTATGGAATAAGATTGCCCCGAGAAATTCAATTCGGAATCAGACAACCTGACGGTCAGTGGTTTACAGTTCAAAGTGCGGCACTTGGAATCAGTCAAGGATTCAATCCTTTAATATCAACTTCTCTGGGCGTTGCTATTCAGGTGAGCCGAGATAATGTTCTTTTTTCTGAACTTTTTTATCGTGACGTTGGAATATTAGGGAAATATTCGGATTTATTAGAGTGGAATTACCCTGGAGGCATGGGTGTTTACAAAGGTTTTATGGCAGTTAAAATTTTCACAACCGAAGATATAAAATTTTCTGCCGATCATTTAATCGTAGATGCAAATGGACCCTTACAACTCGCATGAGTGAAATAGTAGGAAGTAGACCACATCATAGTCAGCCAATTGGCAATAATCAAGATGGAGTTGTCGTAGTTTCAGACGATTACCAATCCTATTTTGATGATCTTGAATTTGCTATTAATCTTTCGGTTGGCGATTTTTTACAATTGCCGGTTTTTACAGTGACCACCTTGCCTGTTGTTCCTGCTCTTCCAGTTATGGGTTTCATAGGAGTCTCTGATGAAACTGGTGGGGCAATACCTGCTTTCAGTGATGGGACAAATTGGCTAAGGGTTACAGATAGGGCGATAATTTCATAAGGTGGCGACAAATAGAGACCGTGATTGAGCGTACTTTTGATTATAGGAAGGTGAAAAATTTTTGGCCAAAGGAAGAACAGGGGCCAATAATATCTAGTAAATTTTTTTATCTATTGGATTCTGACAAAGGTATGTGGACATTTCATTCTTATAAAAATGGATTTCGAGTTCATGCCAATATGGGTGAAAAACTTAGGGGAAAGAAAGCTATTGAAAGCGCAAAAGATGCATTCAGATGGATTTTTAACAATACTAAAAAAGATATTATTTATGCCATTATCCCAAAGAAGAATCGTGCTGCGTGTCTGGTTGCTTCAATGAGCGGTATGAAATTTATTAATTATCAAGACAATGATCGATTGTTCGAGGTAACAAGATGGGTGTGATTGGTGGGTTGGCAGCAGGTGCAATAGGTAGTTTATTGGGTGGTGACGGCGGTGGTGGTGGTGATGAAAGCGCCGCTTTAAGTGCGAATGCTATTGAGGAATTAAAAAAACAGTTTGGACTTGTCCAGGAAGGCGTCACGCCTGCTATTGAATTAGGACAAAGGCAAATTCCAGGAGTGGAACGTGCAGCCTCAGTCGGGGGGCTTGACGAAATACTTGGAGAAATCTTTAACACAGATATTTTCAAGAATCTTGTCGAAGAAAGAACACGTGGTGTTGAGGGAGCGTTGTCAGCTGGTGGATTAACTAGATCAGGTGCAGCAATAAAAGAACTTTCTGCAGTTCCACAAGATATTGGTTTATTTATCGAGCAATTAATATCTGGAAGGCAAACCGATTTATTTAAGACGGGCCTTGGGGCTACCTTAGATTTAGGCGGTTTAGGTATTCAAGGTGCATCGGCACAAGCTGGAGTCGCAGGCGGCCAGGCTCAAAGGAGTTTTCAGGCCGGACAGAATGAAGCAGCTAGAAGCTCAGATTTGTTTGGAGGACTTATTGGTGCTGGCGGTTCGGTTCTTGGTGGTTTGGCAAGTAGCGGATTTTTTAATTCCGATCCATGGTTGAAAGAAAATAGAGAAATAATCGGGAAAATTGGTGAATTAAATTTATATCAATGGGATTGGATTCCAGAAATTGCCAATACATTTATCGGAAAATTCCCAACTATAGGTTTCATGGCGGACGAAGTGAAAAAACTTTACCCACAATTTGTCAAGTCTCTTCATGGCTTTGATGCCGTTCATTATTCTAATTTGTTGAATCATATTGAACGTGAAAATGAATTATTGGCCGCGTAAGGGAAAATAAAATGGCGACAATCGGACAAGGAATTCTAAGAGCCGGTCAAAGTATCGGTGCCGGGTTTGCACGAGCAGGCCAAAGGCAAAGATTGCAGGAACAAGAATCTTCCCGCAGACAGGCTATTATTGATGCGGCGGCTTTAGAGCGGACCCAAAAGCTTGAGGATCAGAAACGTTTAGCTGGGAATGTTGAACAGGTAATTCGCCAAAAACTTGGAATGCCAACAAATCAAACAGAAACTCCTGTCACTACCGAAGCACTGGATGAAACTGATGAACCTACAAAAGTTAACCAGGTCACCCAAACCGGAAAACCTCAAGTGATCGCAGGGATAGGTTTTACACCTGGGATGGCAAAACCTTTTGCCAAAATCTTGGCCCAAAATCCCCAGGCATTTTCTGGTTTGATCAGTTTTCTAAAAACAGCGGACAATCAAAAATTGGCTGCGACCGCAAAGACCACAGAACAAAATTTGCAAATGGGGACATTGTTATCAAGGGCAAAGAATAAAGATCAAATGGATTTCATGATTAAAAATATCATAGAAACCAAACCCAATTTATCTAAACCCCAAAGAGAACAATTATTGAGAATTCAAAACGATCCAGATTTTGAAAATAGAAAATTGAGATTGGGTAGAGTCATTTCGGAGAATCAATCAACGAAGGACTTATTGATCGAACACAATAAAGTCAGGGCTGAAGGGAAAGCTCTTGATATTTCTGAAACAAAACGTGGAAGAGATGCGGTATTGGGCGTTTTGACAACTGTCCAAAACCAGACCGATCCCAATATCCAGGTGCAAATGCTGGAGCAAGGAGTAGCTGATTTGAAAGCCGAGGGTTTGGATGCCCGCCCTCTTGAAAGAATTGTGAGCCACCCACAAAGAACCTTACGGTTGCCGAATTTGATATCCGGAACCATCGGAGCGTTCCAACCTGCTGGAGTCACCACGGCGCAATTGAAACCAGTGTCAGCCGGAGGAGATCGTTTTGCCACCAGCCCGACTGTGACCATTGAAAATCCTGACGGGAGTATTTCGATTGGTGTTCCTGTCACCGATAAAGGAACTGGAGAATCAAAATTAAATTTGGTCAGTGTCCCTGGGGATATTATCGATAAAAAATTTGGTGAAACAGCGGAAGCTTTCCAAAAACGTAAAGTCGATACGGTCCAGCAAAGTGAAATTGTCAAACTCGGGGCACAAACCGAGGCCGTTGCAGAAATAGCAAAACGAGAGGTTCAGGCCAGAGGTGCGGCTAAAAGAGTTCAAAGTAATATCAATACAGGACTCGAACGGGCCGCGTTGATACCAGTTATAAATCGAAGTCTTGAATTAATGCAAATTGTTAAAACGGGAGGATTCGCAGCCGCTAAATTGAGAGGCAAACAGTTATTGGGAATCGAATCTGCAGACGAAGCGGAATTGTTTTTTAATTTACAAAAATCAATAGTCAGTCAACTTAAGAAAACTTTTGGTGCGGCTTTCACCAAACAGGAGGGTGATTTGCTTGGCAGAATTGAAGCGAATTTTGGGAAATCTACCGCTGGCAATATTCGCCTTCTCAATCAAACCATCAAATTTTTAATGATCGACGTGAATCGGGGATTAAGATCAGCAAAGGGAGCTGGTGATAAAGAAGCCATCCTGGAAATTCAGGATTTGTTGTCTTTAAGTTTAGCCCCTGATCCGGAGGGAGCCGCACCAACAACTCAAACTCAAGGAACGGCACCTGCAACGGAACAGACTCAGCGTAATGTAACGGTGGACTTCTGATGCCATTTCAAATCACAACCAAAGATGGAATCACTATTCGGAACATTCCTGATGATGTTGATGCTAATTCCCAGCAATTAAAAGACCGTGTTGCGGAAATACGTGCTCAACAAACAATCCCTGCAGATGCGGGAGCCAAACCATCCCCGGTTGATCTGTCTCAACAGACGACGGCTCCCGCGTCTGCAACCAGCACAACTGCTCAGGCTGAACCGGAGCCAGTTAGCTTTCTCGATGAAGTCAGCACCAGTATTAAAAACTTTAATGATGTGATCCTGAATACAGCGACATTCGGCGCATCTGACACGATCAAGGGAGCGATTTCTGCTCTTCAAGCGGTAACCATTGGCCGTTTGGTCGACGGGGGTGTCGACCCGCAAGCAGCTTTCCAGGAACCAGCCGAAAGCAGGAAGAAATTTCAGGAAGACAATCCAAAAACGGCGATTGCGGCATCCATTGTGGGAGGATTTTTGAATCCTGTCAGTAAAGCGGCAGGCCCTTTGATTGCCGGTGGTCGAAATGTTCTCGAAAGAGTTGCTCGTGGTGCCGCAGGTGGTTCTGTTTTGTCCGGAGCGCAGGCGGGCGGGGAAGCAACCAGCGAAACCATTCGGGATGTGGCTGCTGGTCGAGAAACAGATATTCCGCAGAAAGCAAGCGATATTCAGCAAGCGACGGCTATCGGGGCGGCATTTGGTGGATTCATTCCAGCAGTAGGTCAGGCTTTAAGATCCGGGTTCAATGGGATTGTAAATACATTGGCCCGAACTTCTAACAAAGTTCAAGGGACAGCCGCTGTTAGAAAGATAACCGAGGCACTCGAACGGGACGGTTTTACACCGAGCCAGGCCCTAAAAAGGCTCGATGAATTGGGTCCGGATGCAGCTTTACTTGATGCAGGACCGAATGCCCGAGCTTTAGGATTCACGGTCAAAGGCCAGCCTGGGGCCGGAAAGAAAAGAATTGAGAAATTTATTAGTGAAAGGCAGGAAGGGGTTAGGGATCCTACGACCGGTCAAATCAAAGGCGGCCAAGTTCAACGAATCCAAAATAGTATCGATGAACTGATTCCCGGCGATTTCTTTTCCCAAAGGCAGCAATTGGCGAATATCAATAACGCCTCAAAATTGTATGACAATGCGTTTGCCGCCAATCAAAATATTGAATCTCGAACCATCGATCGATTGCTTAAAACTCCCGATGGTCAGGTGGCGTTCAAAAATGCACGTCGCACCTTGAATAATAACCGGGAGAATTTGAGCAAGGTAGACCCTGACTTGACAGAACTTTTGAAAGAAACCGGGGAAAGAGCCACCGGTAAAGGTGTCGGCAGAGGATTAAAACTAAAATTTCTCGATCAGGTTAAAAGGGAATTGTTTGATTTAGAACAAAAGGCAACCGACAAATTTGGTAGACCCACTGAACGATCACGATCAATAACCAATTTGAGGCGCGATTTGATCGACGAATTGGATAACGTTGATGCAACTGCTCCAGGCGTCAAAGGTGGAGATTATGCCAAAGCCCGATTATTGGCCGGTGACAAACTTGCCAATCAGGAAGCATTGGAAAAAGGTGCGGAGTTTATGTCAAAAGGGCAATTTTCCAGCCCACGGGAAATCGGGGCGGCTTTGGAAGATATGAGTCCTGAAGCCAGGCATTTATTTCGAGTGGGAGCTGCCCAGGGCTTAAAATCAAGATTGAGTGAAATCGTTTCCAGAGCGGATGCTTCAAAAAAACTCATTGATATTCAGGCGTTGGAGGGAAAAATCTCTGCGGCTTTTGGTGATGAAACATTATTCCGCAATTATACAAAGTTCATGACCCAGGAAAAAGAACTGTTCCGGGCGGTGACTGATGTTTTGGGAGGGTCGCAGACCGCAGAAAGAGGGGCCGCTTTAGCGGATGCGGCTGTCGACCCTGGGAGAATAATGCAAGGATTGCGGGATCTGACTTCCGGAGACCTTGGACGTGCGGCCCGTGGAATAAAAGATATTGTCGGGGGAGCAAAAGATAAGGTTTTGATTCCTGAAACACAAGGAGAAGCCCTTGCAAAGGTTTTGACCGGCAGAAGTATCAAAGAATTGACGGAGGCTTTGCCAGTGCCCCAATTGACAGAAACTGGGGCGCTAAAATCGGTAGAAGAATTGGTTATAAGAGGCGGCGTGGCCGGTGAGGCGGGATTAAACCCGTGAGTTATGGCTTTTTTCCCAATTCCCGAACATATCATCCAAAAGGCCAAGAATCCATGCCAAAAGAAGATAGAGAACGAATAAACCAACTACACCTAAAATCAAAGCATTGAAATAGAAATTTGCACCCGCTGCAACGAGAAAAATAAGATAAACGACAGCGTTCAGAAAAACATTAACCGCAACAGACAATTTCATAATCATTTCAGGTGCTCCAAATTGAGATTTTCCAGGTCAGGATGTTTCATAGTGTTTCAATTATACCTGATTTTCGAGCAAAGTAAAGGATAAATCTATGTCCGCCCAATTACTCGAAAACCTCCAATATTTCGGCGATGACGGTCTTCCGCTGGTCGGAGGTAAGGTCTATATTGGCGAAAATGGCCTGGAACCTGTTGGCAATCCAATCACCATATATGCTGATCGAGATCAAACCACCACCTTAACCAACCCTCAGACATTAGGGACAGATGGCATTGCTGCCAATAAAATATGGATCCCAGGGACATATAGCCTAAGAGTTGAAAGTGTCCTTGGGGTTCAACACACTTTAGATTTGGATCTTGGGGCTGCTGTAGAAACAGGGACAACCACTTTAACAAATGTAACAGGTTCAAATGCAATAACTGCAAATACAGCTTTAGGGATAAGTTTTTATGTTGATAAGGAGCTTTATACATTTACAGTAGTAATAACGAATACCACAAGCGTCACATTAAACATTGACGGTGTAGGCGCAATAGCAGTTGTTAAGAATTTCAATCAATCACTTGATCCCGGCGATTTTACCCTCAACCAGGTCATCCGGGTTGCCTATAATTCTGCTTCCGATAATTTTGCATGGGTGGATGCCAGTGTCAAAACCAAGCGCCAAACTAAAGGGACGGACATCGCCTCGGCTTCATCGATCACCGTTCCCAATAATGACGGAAATGTTTTTGATATTACCGGGTCCACCGGTCCGGTAACTCAGATCAATGGCATCGCCGATACTGAATATACCTTCCAAACAGATAGCACTCCTACCTTCACTGATTCTGCCAGCATTGTCATCGAGGGAGGCGTCGATTACACGGCTGCCGCTGGTGATATCTTTAAAGTTTTCATGCTCACCAGTTCAACCTGCAGGCTTTATGCTATTTCCAGAGGCGATGGAAAACCCACCGCCATGTTTACAGCGGCGACTCAGGCAGAACAAGAAACTGGCTCCAGCCTAACGGTTCCTGTTACACCAGGAAGACAGCAATTTCATTTATCGGCAGCGAAGGCATGGGTTGAATTTAACTTGTCCGGGACTATTGGCGCAGATTTTAATGTTACCTCGGTCACAGACAATGGAACAGGGGATTGGACGGTAAACTTTACAACCAACTTTTCAAGTTCTTCTTATATTGTTATCGGTATGACTGATGATACAAGCCCGACAGCTGTTCTTAATGAGGGAGCAACCAAAACGACATCTGCATGTCAACTTATATTAACAAGAACCGATACTCAAGCACTTATCGACCCTTTAAGTACAATTAACGTTGCTTTTTTCGGGGATCAATAATGAAAATAATTTATAAAAATGACGAAGGTGGGTTGTCGTTTATATTTTATGGCAAGAATTCTGGGTTAACCATTGATGAAATTGCGGCCAATTCTGTCCCAGCAGGGAAAGCTTGCACGATTGTCGATGATTCAGCAATACCGTCTGACCGGACTTTTCGAAACGCATGGGACGCTACAGGTGAATGGGTCGATGTAGGTATGTCAAAGGCTCGTAAAATTCACATGGATAGAATCAGAGCCAAACGCAATGAAAAACTTGATGCAATGGATTTGGAAATAAAAAGGTCAGAAGATAATGGTGAAGATATTCTGTCATTAAGAGGTAAGAGGCAGGCCCTTAGAGATATTCCGCAGGTTTTTGATCTTGAACAATATGCAACTCCTGATCAATTAAAAAATGCATGGCCCGAACAATTAAATGATTAACTGAGTAAATAAAGCAGGAAAAATAAAAGTCTACCGAGCAAAAACTCAAGGCTGATCGAACGGGAACTCCCCGTCCGGTTAGCCTTTTTTTTATTACCTTGGATAAAAGAAATGAACCATGGCTGCTCAACTTCTTGAAAACATAGCTTACTTTGATGAAGCTGGACTTCCTCTTGTTGGAGGTAAAGTTTATATAGGGATTAATGGCCTGGAGCCAGTGGGCAACCCATTGTCTATTTTTTCTGATCGGGATCTTACAATCTCTTTAACCAACCCTCAGACGTTAGGGTCAGATGGAATTGCTGCCAATAAAATATGGATACCTGGAATATATAGTTTGCGGGTTGAAAATGTCCTTGGGGTTCAGCATACCTTGGATCTGGATCTTGGGTCTGCTGCTGTATCAGAATTTTTAGAATTAATAAGCGTTTCTGGAGCGAATGCAATCACTGCTTCCACAAGTGATGTAATTGCAAGTTATGTTGATAAACAAATTTTTGTTTTCAATGCGGCAGGTACAAATACTTCCACAGGCGTGACTCTGGATGTCGATACGGTTGGTGCAAAATCAATTTTTAAGAATTTTGATCAGGCGTTAGATCCTGGAGATATTACAGCAAACCAGAGCCTTATTGTTATTTACAATTCGACTTCTGATAATTTCCAGTGGATAAATGCAAATGTAAAAACCAAACGTCAGACAAAAGGTACTGACATTGCTTCCGCCTCTTCAATCACTGTCCCTGATAATGATGGCAATTATTTTGACATTACCGGATCGACCGGACCCATTGCCACAATCAACGGAATAGTTGGAACGTTTTATACATTCCAGATGGACAGTACTCCTACATTCACCAATTCTGCCAGTCTTGTAATGCGTGGTGCTGCTGATTTCACGGCTGCTGCCGGTGATGTTTTGGAATTCTATCAGCTAACCTCTTCAACAGTCATCAATACAAATATAGCCAAAGCTGATGGCACCACTATAGCCTTTACTTCACCCTTGACAACGAAAGGTGATTTATACACTTTTGATACAAGTGATGTCAGATTCCCTGTTGGTTCCAATGATCAAGTTTTGATAGCCGATTCTGCAGAAACGACAGGATTAAAATGGGGATCCGTATCTATTTCCCAGGGGGATTTGAATACTACTACTGGAGAAGTTTCGTTCATATCAAGCTCAACAGTGCGAGCAACTTCATTGGTAACTCTTCCCGGCGGACAGTATGGATTTTTTCCGCAAATTAAACATGTTGTAGTTTCCGCTTCTACGGGTGGGTGGACAGGCCCAGATGATGCTGTTGTCAGTTCAACGTTTGCGACTGTTATATTATTGACTATAGATGGCAATGGAAATTCCTCAAGTAAAACAACCACTGGGGTTCAAAGATTTGTTCAAGCTTCTCCCCCTTATGATTTAGGTGATGGTGATGTGCATAGTTTTCTTTTTGCAAGAATCCAAAAAGTGACTGGATTAATAATAAATTTATACCTATCACCTGACCCTCCATGGGCAAACAATGGGCCAACAAATATTGCGCCAAATTTTATTTATAAAAATGGTAAAAGATATCGATCAATTGGAAGGTTTAAAAAAGGAGCTTCTCTTGAAGACGATAATCCTTTTGAAACCCAATCAATAGAAATAACAAATAGTTTTAAGAATTCTGATATGGATTTAATACCTCATCCCTTTCAGGGGAATGATTTGTCAAATGACATTATAGTTTTAATTGATCCTATGTCTAAGATTGTTGAGAATTTGGAAAGAATGAAAAATTTCGGAGATTCTGCTTTGGACTTATTTCACAACGGTTATATCAGGATAGATAATACAGAGTTGCAAAGAGGCGCTCCAAAAGGGGTAATAGTTTGTTCAGCTAAAATGACGAATAAACTCCGAATATAATATTTCACTAGGAATATAAAATGGGCGAAATTACCAAAGATGATTTAAATCAAACTGAAAATCGTATACTCGCTCGTATCGAAGAAAAATTTGATGAAAATGAAAAACGCCAAAAACTGATATTTAATCAATTACAAACGGAATGCAGTCATTTAGGGGAAACTGTCGCAGAACATGAAGATATACTGCGGGGGAGAGATCGAACCTCTGGGATGATAAAAAAGATTAATTATCTATGGGTAGTTGCCGGAACTGGAGCTACCGCTCTTTTTTGGAAATCGTGGGAATTTTTAACAAGTAAATAATGAAAATAACCGATGACCCAGTTGTGGATAGCTATTCTTATGGATTTTCAATATTCAACTAAGAACAATACCTCGTCCGGCTTATCGACGAATTCTATCCCAAAATTCCCGTCATTGAAGGATATGCAATATTCCTGGCATTTCGGAGACTCAACTTGAACAAAAAATGGATTTGTCATTTTTTTCTTAAATGTAAATTTAGCACACTTGTCCGTCTCCTTTTTCGCAAAAACACAATCGCCCTCTACAATTTCACCACTTGAAAAATTATATATAAAAGCTATTCGTTCTCCCAACTCATCCCCCTTTATTTCACCCAGATGCCTACTTTTTTGGTTTAAAATGCGGGTCTAAACCTTCAAACCAAACACGAGTTGAATCTTTAGTGTGTTTTCTCAACACAACGACATACCCTAAATGACGAGCACGATTGCCAAATGCAGCCGCTTGTTTCGTTTCCAATTCGATACAATCCCCTTCTTCCAGTCTAACAATCAAATGATCCCATTTCCCTCCACCCCACCTATTTGTAGGAGGCATTATATTCTTCATGATTTTGATGGCTTTAACAAAATCAGGAACAGCACCATTTAGATTTAATTCATTACTATGAGCGGTCTTTTTCTTGGTTGTTTGCTTGGATATTTTCTTGGTCACTTTCTTTGTTACCATTGAACTCTCCTTTTATAAAAATCCAATTGAATACGAGCCTAGAGTTAGACTAAGCTCCCTTGGCAGTGCTGGTGCGTTTACCTTCCCGCATGATCCATTCGTCCAAATCTTCTTTAAAATAGAAAACCCTTCCACGTTTGATGAATTGTGGGCCTGTCCCCTGACACCTCATCATTGCCAACGTTTTTTGTTTCAACCCTAAATAATCCGCCGCATTCGGAACATCCATACGGCCATCTGGGAAAACAACTACTTCGATAGTCTTATTCATATTCCTACCTCAAAAAGTTAATCGCTAAATACAAACCCAGATTAAATCAGAAAAATTGAAAAGGTCAGAAGAAAACCAAAGGGGTGAATAGAATCATAGATAATCAAGGAATGACTATCAAATAACAATTCCATCACCCCCTTGGAGGGTATTAAAAATTGAGTTTGCGTTTAAAACGCATATCTGAGACCCAGATTTATGTTGTGACTCAAATATTCAGCATCAAACTTTTCACCAAGAAGATTCTCAAACCCAGGATCAGCTGTTCCGAAAAGTTCATAGCCAGCAGTAAAGGACATTTTGGGAATAACCTCATAGGCTGCGCCGACACCAAATTTCCAGGCAAAAACCGTCGCTGAGTCATCAATAGTGACCGGGAAACCTAAAAAACCACCATCATTTATGCTAACTGTTGCGATCCCAATGCCTCCACCAATATACGGTGTGATTGAACTGTTATTTTCGATATCATAAAACGCGTTAAATAAATAACTGGTTGCGGAAACATTGCCATCCAACTCAAGGCTAACAATCCCAACGGTATTCTTATCTAAATCATTCTGTCGATAAGCAATTTCAAATTCTGTACGAAACTGACCGAAATCATAACCAATAGCTCCGCCGACATTAAATCCTGTATCGTAAGAAACTTCTTCGTCTGGACTGGGAATTTCATTTTCCAAAGTCGCATCCGTTAAAAAATTCACACCACCCGAACCTGAAAAATAAACATTACCTGCAAATGAATTGGTTGCAAAAAGCAATACCACGACCACGAATAAAACATTGATAAACTTTTTCATAAAATCTCCTCCAGTTAAAAATCAAAAAAAATGCCCGACCAAGGCGTGAAGGCTTCGAGACCTAACAAACTTGATCGGGCATTTTGAAACTATAATTTAATTCTCGAAGATCTCACGCTATTAACAAGAATAGTAGAGATTCCGATATTTGTCTACCAAAATATAGGAAAACCAGATTTTATTTTTTTATTCGGTAATGGTGCTTTTCTGTTTCCGTTATTGCTGATTTACGTTTAAATTTCCTAAAATGATGTGAAATAAGCATCGATATCGAAATCCTTGAAACTTCTGAGCCCCTCTGGCTTCCAATTATTTCACAGATTTCATCTATATGAATAGTCTTTTTAGCAGTCCGAATGATTTTTTCAATCTCATCAAATTGAACTTTTTTATGATTACCGTTCGTTTGCGGGAGGTTTTTATTTATTTCCTTAACCGCTGGATTGAACATTGATTCAACATTGTTGATAATGAGATCGAGTTGTTGAATAAAATCATCATGTTTCTGATTTGCTTCTTCTCGCTCATTTTTTAATGTAATTAGAACATTTTTAAATGACATAAACAGGGCTCCTTTTATAAAGCAACAATGGATATGAACTATAACGCATGGCCCCTCCCCCACTACGCTAGATCAAGGTTTTCCTCTTTCCACATTATATCCTTCACCGACCTTGCTGAATTTACAAAGGCTCGGATTGCCTTTACATTTGCCTTGCATACAAGTTCCATTGGAATTTAGGCTATTTATACAACGAATATTGTGTGAATTACTTTCAATTATTTGGCTGATTTTTTTTTTGCTGACCCGGCATTAAGGATTCTAGTTTTTCAAGTCTTCGCTTGACATTCACTAGTTCCTGTTGCAGGTATCCAAGTTCTTGAATCACCTTAAATAACATAAAATTATCCTCCCCTGAAGATTTTGTTTCTTTATCATCCCCATGTATGTTTTGGATTTTAGAAGGATAGCGTTTATTCCCGTGTCCTGTCAATAGCCAAGGAAAGTTTAAATCATAAATTTTACATACCAAAAGAATCACACCAGTTCCTACGTTTGTTTTTATCCCCTTCTCGATATCATTTATATAACCACCAGATACCTTAATAGAATCCCCGAATTTGCTCATAGTAAGGCCAGATTCTGACCTAACTAAGCAAAATCGTTCGCCCAGTGAATCTTTTTCAGGTATATTAGTCTTTTTGGTTGACATCTGTACTCCCGGTGAGTAAGCTATTCACTACAGTGAATGAATAATATCGTTCAACAAAGGATTCTTGGCTGATGAACAAAACCCAAAAACAAACAAATTTGCCCCTGCGGATACAACCGTCTCGGTACTTCTGCCAAGAATCCGTCATTACTTGTGCCCAAGGGGGCATTCACATTATAGCATAAAAGCTAATATTTTAGTTACTTAGTAGTCGCGTCTAGGTTTGAGAGCTAGATATTAATTAAATGAACTTAACAAGTCAACTAGATAGTTTGCTGAAATTGAACGGAGAATACAAACATGACTGACAACGAATTAGAGAAATCAGACAAATTGCAAAATGAGTATTGGACCTTAATGGGCAAGGTTTTGGGCATGCATCAGATGATTACTAAAATGTATGCCAATTTAGACGCTGCCCAGAATGGCCTTGACCACAACAAAACTAAATTTTTCTTAATACAGGCAAAGAAAGAAGCGGCTCACTTTGACAAACAATTCCCAGATGGGATTGAGTACGCGATTGATTGCCATGAAAAGGAAATCGAAGAATTAAATGACGAGATTGAAGCCGATACTTTTGATCCCGCCGATAACGGCGTAAAGACCTCGGATTTCGTTGAGTGCAAATGAATGGGTCGTGTGACCCGTTTTAGTTGAAGCTGAAGCCGCCTTCCCTTTAAGGCGGTTTCCATCCCCGGTCCGGCACGTTCGATTGGAAGGCGTGTCGGGCTTGGGGAGAATTATAAACTTTTTTTCATGGGGATGGAAAAATGCAAACTGAAGAAATTAAAGATCTAGCGATTGCCTTGGCAAAAGCTCAAGGTGAAATATCACTAGCGCACAAGGAAACTTGGAATAAATTTCATGAGTCCAATTACGCAGATTTAGCAAGTTGTTGGGATGCATGTCGAACAGCTTTAAGTAAAAATGAACTATCCGTAGTTCAATACCCCGGCCAATCCGATCACGGATTTTTAAACCTCATTACCCTCCTCCTCCATTCTTCTGGTCAGTGGATTAAAGGTTCCATAAGAATGAAATTACAAACCCGCAAAAAAGGAAGCGGTTGGGTGGATGCCACCGACCCGCAAACTTACGGGATCACCATGACCTATGCTAGGCGTTATGGGCTTATGGCAATGGTGGGCATTGCTCCGGGCGACAGTGATGGGGAACCGGTAGACAATGGTGATAATGGAAACGGCCATAACGAAACCACGAACAAAATCCTCACCGACAAAGAAAAAGCCGCACTTTCTAAAGAGATCCCGCCAAAAGACCAAGACGATATCCCGCTGGACCCAGTAACTCCAATCATACACGACAATTTTATAACTTCAGACCAGGCCACCGCATATCGAAAAGAATGTATCCGATTGAAAATAGCCACGAAGAAAATGAAGGCCGAACTTAATGAGCATGACATTTCAATGCCCGAGAAAATCCCAGCGGATCAATACGATGCTCGATTTAAAGAACTTGAATTTCTCGCTAATGAAGCGAAGAACGGGGTGAAAACATGAATCAATTAATACCAACACAAACTAACGACAAGCTCCAAGAGAGGTCACATTCAATATTTGAATGGGCAAAGGTGATGGAAATCACAGATGACCAAGAATATCAAATGGCGGATCACAAGGTGGTGGAATGTAAAAATTTGATGAAGGTTATAAAATTTCATCACGACCCTGTTTGTGATCTCACAAATAAGGCGCACAAGGCCGCAACGAATCTTCGTAAGAATTTGTACGAGCCGCCCGATGAGGCATCCAAGTTATTAACGGTAAAAATGGGTAATTATAAACAGCAAAGGGATGCTGAGAGAGCAGAAGAACAACGCCTGCTCGATGAAAAGGCTAAGAAAGATCATGACGCCGCCTGCGAAAAGGAGGCTAAAGATGCGGAAACTAATGGCAACCAAGAGGTCGCCAAGGCCCTACGGGAAATGAAGGATGAACCGCCGGTCACCCAACAAGTCACCACTATGCAATTGATGAGCAAAACAAAATTCAAAAAGGATTGGAAAATTACCAACGAGCCTACTGTTGCGGATGTTCCGCATGAATATCTATTGGTAGATAATGCTAAAATCATGCGGCAGATTCGCAATACGAAAGGCCAATGCAAAATACCAGGCGTTGAATTCAAGGAGATTGACACGGGCATCCGGAGGGCGGAATGATGGGTCTTTCAAATAAAGAAAAAAATAAATTACGGCCCGATTGGAAAGGCAAATGCGATAATTGTGAAGAAACCCCAGTGGTTCCTATGTCTGGATTATGCGGCCCTTGTCACTTTGGAGAAGCCGACACTATGCAGGGCGATTGGTGGAATGACAAAACGGATGATTTAAAAGAGGTATGATAATGGAGCTTTATCATTTTACAGCTGATCAATTTTTATACGGAATTAGAAATGAAGGTCTCACCCAAGGGGTTATCCCCCTTCTCATGAAAAATAAGCTAGTCTTTGTTAAAGATTGCCAATGGTTGACAATCAATCCGAGCTATGAACAGCCATGGCATAACCCTGAATATTCCACCCTACCCTATGATCGAAGAAGAAATCGCCTCACCATAAATATTCCCAAAAAACATTACGATTTATTATTGGATTGGAAAAGCATAAAATTGGTATTTGGACAATATTTTTTTAAAGATTTTGATTATCATGAAGACAGCCAAAATTGGCATATTTTCAAAGGCAGGATAAAACCTTCCTGGATACGAGAAATTGAAAAACGGGATACGATCCTGGCTTAAAAATAATGAGATGAAAGACCTATTTGGCAATGAAGTGACAGACAATTTACCTGGGATCAAAGACAGTCCCTTAAAGGGTCGGAAACTAAAAACCGGTTATCCAGCCCGGCCCGGTAGTGGCCCTGAGTGTGAAACATGCAGGTCATGTGATCACAAAAGGCGGCATACAACAGGGAAAAAATCTTGGTACAAATGCGCCCTTTGCAAAACCGAGGGTCACCTGGCCACCGATATTAAATTGCGCTCTCCAGCTTGTCGTTATTGGGAAAGAAAATGAAGTGGTTTAAGCATGATACCGATGCCGAGGATTCGGAGGGACTGAACGTGTTAATAGACAAATTTGGATTAGAAGGTTACGGAAGATGGTTTCGGTTGCTTGAAACTATCGCTAAAAAAATGGAGCGCGGTTCTGACCGTTGTCATGTGGTATACACCGAGGGGAAATGGTGTGAGATTCTTAAAACAAAACGAAAGAAATTGAGTTGTTTTCTGCAAGTAATCCAAAAGGAACTCAAAACAAATGTAAAAAGAAAAGGTAACAAACTTAGAATCGAATGCCCTAACCTTCTGAAAAAAAGGGATGAGTATTCAGAAAGATCCCGACACACTCCCGATAATGTCGTCACTAAGAATAAAGAAAAAAGAATAAAGAATAAAGAAGAACCTAACCTAACCCGGAACATTTTAAATTCTGATGAATATTCCCAATTTATAAAGCGGTTTGAAAGGGTTTGGAAATTATATCCGCACAAAAGAGGCAAAGCCAAAGCGCAAGAGCGTTTCATTTATCACATCCGCACCAAAGGGATGAAATATTTTAAGGAACTGGTATTTGCTGTGGGTAGTGAGATCCGAACTCAGCAAAACGCAATTGCTAAAGGAATCCGTCGGTCCTATGCCCCAGGCTTTATTTTTTTTGATACAGGATATAAAGACCATGAGTTTTTTTTTGAGAAGAAACAACTGCCTCCGATTTATAAAAGACTCTTGAAATTATGAAAGTAACAGCTGCTCAAGTTGAAAATGCTATTATTGATTACATCCGCAAACGCGGAGGGTGGGCTCGAAAAATTCATGTCCTGCCCGTTCCGATGAAAAAGAAGTTCGGCAAATTATGGTTGCTTGTGGGGTGGCGGAAAAATCCGAAGATGGCAGGCATGGCTGATGTTTATGTGATGGAAAATGGAATCACCACAAGGATCGAGGTTAAGCGCCCCGGAGATACTGAAAAGCCAGATCAAAAAGAAGATCGGTTTATTTGGGAACGTGCTGGGGGACCGTCACTAATTGTGAAGGATATCGATGACTTTCTAAAAAAATACCGGAGGCTTTGAATCTTATGAATCCAGTTAAAAAAGATCACTATAAATGCGGACATTGTGGAAACGACGAGGTAGTTAATGCAGGCAAAACCCCAAAAATAATGACCATCATTGTGGTAGGCAACGAGCACCAGTGGTGTCCGGATTGCGTTTACACAATCACATCTTGGCGTATTCATGTTAATGAATTGCATTTAAGAGGACCTACCAGGGAAAAAAAAATAGCGCATGATAAAGAGGAATTAAAAGACCTAATAAACGGGGTTGAAATTCGATTGAGTAAGCATTCCTTGCCTATGGAGCATCTGGACGTTAAAAAGGGTGAGATCACCAAGTTTGAGCGGGTAGTTGGATGATGTCTGTATTTATTTAAATGAAGTTAATTGCAATAAAAACACAATAAAGGGGTTGTGAAAATATGGAAACTGAAAATTTGAAGATATTTGTACGCGGTGCTTATGACTTGCAAAAATTACGTATTCAAATGGGGAATCGTATCGTTGCCAATTTCAAGGCGCGACTGGGCCAAAAGCCTAGTGAAAGTGAAGACACTCTTGATGAAAAGGGGAAAGAATTGCTAATACAAATCAGGCAAAGTTATAAAAAAATTACGGACAATGTAAAAACTTTTCCACGGCAATCAAGTTTTGAAGGCGATCAGATTATCAGCACGTTTACTGAGCTTTGTTTAGTCGCCCAGTATATCAGCCTAGAAACCCAGGAAATCAGTCATTTTAAAAGACTGGGTTCGATGTTGAACGAATATCCAATCTATTCTGATTATTTGTCAAACGTTAAGGGAATTGGTCCGGCGATGGCAGGCTTGTTGATATCGGAAATTGATATTTATCGATGCAAATATCCATCCAGCTTGTGGAAATATGCAGGACTCGATGTTGTTGCAGAATGGGAATTGGATAGAATCGAAAACCTTATTAATCCTAATAAAATTGCTTACGATTTCCCTACGAAAAAACCTTTTTGGACTTTTAAAGATAGGTTCAACTTTACGCACTTCGAGAAGGAAGGTGCGCCAAATGAATTGCATATTTTTTATAAAGAAGAAAATCTACAGGCTAAATTAATTTATGTTTGGGCTGGTGATCAAAAAGGACGTTCCAAGAAAAAGGAACATTTGGTCCAAACAGAGTATATCGATAAGCATGAAAATGTAGCTTTTAAAATGGGGATCACTTTTAACCCCTGGTTAAAGACCAAATTGATTGGTGTGCTTGCTTCCTCTTTTTTACGGGCTGGGGAAAACCCGTATAGCACTATTTATCGAGACTATAAAAACCGGATAGAAAATCATCCTGACCATATCGAAAAGACCAAAGGACACCGCCATAACATGTCCATGCGATATATGATCAAACAATTTTTAATCGACTTGCATAAAAACTGGCGAGCGATTGAAGGATTGCCTGTTTCAACCAGTTATTCTGAGGGCAAGCTAGGAAAGGTTCATAAGGCCGGATAGTCAAACGAACAAAGAAATCCAATATCATAGAGCGAGCCAAATTAGCAAAGAAAACCAGAAACAGAAAGCGAGTCATATCGAGGGAGAAAACCACTCTCTGAAAGCGAGTCAACATGAGAAAGAAAACCACTGGTCCCTAGCGAGTCACATCATTTCAGAAACCCAATACCTGCGAGCGAGTCATACTCCATGAGTAAACCATTGTTGTTAAGCGTGCCATTTAAGTGAAGAAATCCAAAAAACGAAAGCGTGCCATGTTGGGCGAGAAAACCACGAGCTTTAAGCGTGTCAATGTTGACTAGGAACCCACAAGAAAGGAGCGCGTCATCATATCTAAGAAACCCAAAAAAAGAAAGCGAGTCATCACATCTAAGAAACCCAAAAAGAGTAAGCGAGTCATACAGATTTAGTAAACCATAACTCTTAAGCGCGTCACGGAATCGAAGAAAACCATGGTTATCTAGCGAGCCATCCAATTTTAGAAACCCATGATGAGAAAGCGTGTCACTACGATTAAGAAAACCAGAAAAATAAAGCGTGCCAATTCTATTCAGAAAACCAAAAGTATTAGCGAGTCATGAGAGAGAGAAAACCAAATCTTTGAAGCGTGTCAACCGTTTGAAGAAAACCAGAGGAGATTAGCGTGTCATAGGAGAAAAGTAACCCACATTAGATTAGCGTGTCAATCATAAGAAGAAAACCAAATGAAGGAGCGTGTCAATTCCGACGAGCAATCCAAAACAAAGTAGCGAGTCAAATCCTAAAAGAAACCCATAAGATGCAAGCGAGCCAAAAGTCCGAAGAAAACCCAACCCACAGAGCGGGTCACGAAAATAAAGAAACCCATTCTAAACTAGCGTGTCAATGAAATATAGAAACCCATGAAAACGGAGCGTGCCAGATTCTCAAAGAAACCCACTATCCCAAAGCGGGTCACGAAAATGAAGAAACCCATACTAATTTAGCGTGCCATTTTGTCAAAGAAACCCATGAAGATCAAGCGAGCCAACGGGAACAAGAAAACCACCAGTGCTGAGCGTTTCATTCTAAAGGAATCAGTAAATGATCTATGAATGTAAAGTATATAAGCCAAATGGTGAATTGGAGACAATACATAGCCAAACTTCTCTAAAAAAAAGATTCTGGGATCAATTCAACCCTGATCCACTGGGAAGCCAGACTTCCAATAAATTCCGCGAAGGATGGCAGAAAAGTAAAACAAAGAAAAGCCGCGCAAAAAAACATTTCCCTAAACCTTGCGTTTGGTGCAAAAAATATTTTGATCCCACTCACTCCAAAGTGAAAAACTGCTCACCTAAATGCACCAGACAATATTTAAATGACTATTTTAAAAAAAGACGAAAACTTATTAAAAACGGTTTTACGGTTAACAGGAATCGGAATCCCACTAAAAGAAAGAATGTGGCAAGTGTAAAAATGGAGGAGTGATAATGGGATCTTTATGGCTGCTAATTTTTATTGTAGCTTGGGCCTTTAATATTTGGTTTTGGTACAAACTGGGTTTCGAGAAAGGTCGCGTTGAATCTATAAAACTGACTTTAACGATGACTAAAATCACTATAGAGCAAGAAGTGGAAATTCTCCGTCTTAAAAAAAAGATAACTCCGATGAAAATAAAGGATTTTCACACACGTTTATTTTCAACGAATAACTGAAATGACTGATTTAGAAAAAGCTTGGAAAGAAAGGAAAAAGCTGAAAAAAAAGCGGCTTTACAATTCTGAGAAGGTCAATCAATTTCCCAAAGAAAAGCACAAAAGAGACAATATATCCTTGAAAACGTCCATTAAAGAATTAATCCCCAAAGAAACGTTACAGAAATTAATGTCCATATAAAATCAATGACCAATTCCATCAAAAGAAAAAGTGTGGTATATAGTGCAACCCACTGGAAAGGTCGATGGCCTCGGTATTCCGAAAGGGAGGAACCGATGGCCGAATATATGGTACAGAGAGGAGTTAACAAGATATGGTATGCCCAGAAACGCATCAACGGGCTGAGAATCCGGGATTGCCTGGGCACCACAGACGAACGGTTGGCTCGCAAAAAATTCGCTGAATTAGAGCTTGCTGTAGAAAGAGGGGAATATAATTCATTTAAAAGAGATTTCATGGAGGCGGTTCATGAATTCCTTCCAAATGCCACGGTAAGGGAAGAGATCCTTATCCGTTGCCACCTGGTTCCGTATTTTTCCGATTTTAAGATCGGGGAAATCAATGAATATGAAGTTTTTAAATACCATGAAGCCAATAAGCATAAACCGGAAAGTACTCTTAAAAAGGAATTCCGTTGCCTGAAAAAAATAGTTTGTCTGGGAAATCGTAATTTTCAGCTACCCAAGCTGAAATTCGAGAATAAAGGGGAACGGTTTGATGAAACTCAGATCCTAGAGGAGTCCGATGTGCTGAATGTTATCCACAACTTTGTTTGTGGAGTCTACAGACTACCTTGTTTGGTTGCCGCCTATTCTTCCTTGCGCATGGGCAACGTTGTCAACCTTAAGAAAAAGAATGTCAACCTTATGGCTGGGTGGATCGAAGTCCACCAAACCAAAACCGGACGCCCGGTCAGCATTCCTATTAATGCAAAATTACGCAATGTCTTTAAGCAAATCAAGGTCTGGCCTCTGGGCGACGAAGATTTGTTTTTCCCTGGGATCAAAGCAAAGGCTATGACAAATCAGGTTCTACGATCTTTCAGACGCGCCGGATTCCAATGGGCCAGTTTTCATCATTTTAGGCATTTTTCGGCGTGTTTTATGATCAACGCTGGTGTTCCCCTCGAAGTGGTTCAGAAGATTCTCGGCCATGCGGATATCCGGTCGACGTTGGTATATGCCAGGTTAAAAAGGGAAACCTTGAAAGAACACATGAAGGTCTGGGATGTAAAATAATTAAAAAGGACTCTATTATGATTCAGTTCACTCACGTTAAATATGGAATTCTCCTCGCCGTGGTCGCTATTTTGTTTGGCGGATCGATGGGGCTTTCGTTCGGTTGTTGTGAAGATGATATAAAAGGGTTTCTGAAAACACAGGCCGATTCTGTTGCCCAGGAAAAATATGGCGGTGTACAGGAAAAAATGGATAAAGTTATCAGTAAATCCTGGGTCTACCTTAAACGTGCTCATCTGCATTCACAAACCATGGGCGTCATCGCCATTGCCTTTTCCCTATTGATTGTCTTTTTCAATTCCCATCCCAAAATTCAAAATGGCGTTTCCCTATTGAGTGGACTCGGAAGTTTAGGTTATGGAGCTTTCTGGTTGTTGGCGGGATTACTTGCTCCAGCAATGGGCGGCACGCACCAAGCAAAGGAAGCGGTGAGCCTTATTGCCCAGGTATCGGGTGCTTCATTTTTTCTAGCTGGGGTCACCTTATTTGCGTCTCTTATTTATAAAATGTTTACCAAGGAAATAATTGTGAAATAGTCACAAATTTATAGCGTTTAAATAAAAGGTAATTCCAATGTTAAAATTCTTTTTGGTAGAAGAACGCAAAACGAAGCAACCTGGTATGATGATGAAAATTGTTATTCCTAATGGACTAATAACTTTCCAGGAAATGAAAAAATTAAAGGATTTAAACCAAATAGTGATGATCGACGATTATGAATTTAAAGTATTTGGTTATGAAGACGATATGTTATCCCATGAGCCTAATGAGGCGTTTACTTTTTTTGGAAAATTGATGTTTGGCCTGTTGGTTGAGATTCCAAGACCAAATGATTAAATGAATCAAAAAAAATGGGTAATTAATATGCGTAATATTCTCACAAAAAAAGAAGTTATCAAAAAATGTGGTTTGAGTTACACCACAATTTGGCGCGAAGAAAAGGCTGGACGGTTCCCTCAAAGGGTTTTGCTTACTGAAAAACGGGTTGGATGGTTTGAAGATGAAATTGAAGAATGGTTGGAATCAAGAGTCCGATTCAAAGAACAATCATGATGGGGATGAGGATGATTTAAAAAGGCACGAGGGGGATCAATGCAGAATTTTGATCCCCCTCGCTTGTTAAGCAAGCGTAAACCGGCAAGAAAACGCCGCGCCTTTTAAACTTTATTAGAAGCCGTCCGGGTTAGTAATGGCACCAGCATCGTTAACAGTAAATACAACCGTTGCACCCGCATCATCTTGAACGTTGGGATGGCCACCGGTTGCTTCAAAAGTTCGTTCTAGTCCATCAACAATTACAGGTGTATCTGTTCCAAGGGTTTGAATCCAACCATAGAGATTTCCCCCAATATCACCAAGAGTACAAGGGGTTATTGAGGTGTTGGTCCCGGTGCCCCAAAAAGCTTTACAAGACAAATAAACATTATGTAGATCTGAAGTGACTTGGGCGGCATTCGCTCTGGCCCGATACTGAGCGAACTGAGGTATGGCTACAGCGGCCAAAATACCGATGATCGCTACTACGATAAGCAATTCGATCAGGGTGAAACCCTTTTGATTTTTCTGTACTTTCAATTTGGATAACATCGATTGGCTCCTTTTTGATTTCTATAAATTGTATATTTACATCGTGTGCAAATCACATGCCGAATAACAAAAGCCTATGCGAATATACAAATCATCCAATTTTACAATATGTTTCCCTGGATTTTTTTTTGTTGTTTTAAATAAAATGTGGTCAGAAATTAATTAAAATGACAATTTATGTCGATAAATTAAGATGTGCGGCTTATTCTCTAATGGGAAAATTTAGAGAATGAGTACCGGTGGTTTGATACAGACCGTCGCACCGTGGTAAAGGACTACGTTAAGTGACGTAACACGGCGCACGTCTTATGAAATGATCTATAAAAATTATTTGGGATGGGGATGAAAAAAACTTCTAAGTCTGCAAAAATCCATGTCATTGAATTTCCAAAGGGCGAATTCCAACCTTTATTTGTTGCTGCTCGTGCCATCGATAAAGTAATAATTGGGATATCCCGACAGACATGGGCCAATTGGCGTTACCTAAAAATCGGCCCGCGTTATTATAAAACAAATAATATTGTCTATTATAAAATTTCGGAATTGGAAGAGTATTTCGGTAGGCATCCTGTCCAAACCGTCGATATGGTTTGATAAACTTCCCTATTTGTTTGGGGATGGGATTTATAATTGAAAGGGGATTTGGATGGGGATAGATATTGAACAGAGCTTAAAAAATGAACGGGGCGTAGCGCAGCCTGGCAGCGCACCTGCTTTGGGAGCAGGGGGTCGGAGGTTCAAATCCTCTCGCCCCGACCATTAAAATCAAGGAAGTGGAGGGATTTATAATTGAAAGGGGATTTGGATGGGGATAGATATTGAACAGATGGTTTTGAATAGAGCAAAAATTATATCATTAGGAATTAAGGGTGACATTGCCAAAATAAAGAATTTCAAAGTTTTTGATGTTTATGACAACAGAATTATATTTTGCTTTAACCCAAAATTCACTTTGCCAGGATATCGATTCGTTAAAAATACGAAGGAATCAGCTTATGACTTTTCGTTTACATTTGGAATTCATTTTTTATCCGAAGTCAAAGGGGGATTTTATAGTTGAAATGGGCCAGAAATGAAAAATGAGAATTCCTACATTACTTACAATTTCTCAATTCAGTATAAAACATGGCTTTATTTCCAATGGTGGCCTCCGTTATCAGATATTCAATGCAAAGAATAATGGCCTGGAAATGGCTAGAGCAATTGTTCGGGTGGGAAGGCGCGTTCTGATTGATGAAGAAAGATACTTTGCTTGGATAGATTCTCAACAGAGAAAATAAAAGGGGATGGGGATGGCTTTTGTCGAAATGGTTTACAAAAACCTGATGCATGTTTTTACGTTTGTACTTATTATCGGGTTTATTTTATTTGTCGTTAATTTCTGTACGAAGAAATAGCCTGCAGAAATCGGCCAAAAAAAAAGGAGTTTATGGGTTTTTGATGACCTATTTGAACCCTTTGCCGATTCCTGCGGCAATAAAAGATAAAGCTAATTTATTTAGACTTACGCCTTCAGCTTTTGCCATGGCCACCAATCTAGCATGAAGTGATTTTGGCAATCGTTGAACATACTGCCCGCTGTGAGGTCGCCCTGGTTTTGGTATTTCCTGATTAAGCTTCCTAGCAGTTTTCAGCCAGTACCACACCGCGTCCTGGCCGTTTTGAAGCACCTTTTCCAGTGTCTTCCCATCGGACATACAACCTGGCAAATCCGGATATGTTATAAAATAACCCCCACCAGCCGCATCCTCCGGCAATATACTCACCTCAAAAGGATATTTCGAAGTCTCTTTATTTCTCTGTAGGGTTTCTTTATTTTTATTCATTTACAAATGATATCACATATGGTATCATTAAAGAAGCTAAAAAATAAAAGTCAAAAGGGGATGGCTATGAGGAAATTAATAATTATATTAATTATTGCAATTTCAATGGGTTGTGCACATCAAAAACCATTTACAATCATGGATGCCGAAAATCAATGTAAATCGTATGGTTTTAAGCAGGAAACGCCTGAATTATCTAATTGTGTGATGAATACCATGAACCAGGAAAAAATAGCAAATCAAAGGCGTGGTGAAATTATGGGCAATGCATTCAGGGACGCCGGGAATAGCTTTAAATCTAAAACATCCAGATGCATGATAATTCCAGATCATATGGGTGGATTTACAACCAGATGCAGATAAAGATATTGAAAAAGTTTTTAAATTTTTGGTCCTATATAGTCCAAATTGTAGTTTTAATTACTATTGGTTTATTTTTTATGGTGATAGGAAAGGCTTGATGTTTACCTACATAATTTTTGGTATTTTTTTTCTTTATAATATCGCTATTTTAAATTCTGTCTGCAGGGATCTTAAACTAATCCATGCAAGAATTGAGAAAATTGAAAATGATAATGGTCGCAAAGCGGCCATTGAATCTGAGTGAGGGTTAAATGAAATCGACAAAAGATAACCATAGAAACATTTTAAACGATGACAGTCTGCCAATTAAAATTATGAAGCATGAAACTACAAAGACCGTTGGCAAAATCATGGTCGACTATTGCAGAAAGTGTAAATTTTGGGGTGGTGAATTTTTTATGCCTACGGAACTTCCTGATGAGGCAAAAGAACAATTAAAGGGGAAATATCGTCACTGTAATCATGACGATTGCCCGGTGGTAGCATCACCAGAAAATTTTGGTTGTGTATTGTGGAAGGGATATTCCCGGCGTTCGACTGATTGATCAATCGGCCAGAAATGTAAAATGAAAGTAGATTCGTATGGTTAAAACCATCGTTATACATTTAAAGTGGCTCTTATTTCTAAGATGGGGCTGGTATCGCGTATTCTTTTTGCGATTGTTTTGGCGGCGTAAAATGAACAAATACGTTCGAAAAATCGAGCACAGAATAACTAAATGAAGGGGGATGGCAATGAGACTTTACGAAATTGAGGTTTGTCGGCTGAAAATTTTTTGTATTACAGAGGATTGCATGAACCCCAGTGGCGGTCATAAAAGTACCCATAGGAACGTTAAGGATTTCTCAAAGAAAAGTAAGGGTGAAGCCATCGAATCCTTTAAAGAAGGAATAAGAATAAACGCTGTGCATGGCAACCCTACCCAAGGCAAATGGAAAAAGACCTCAAAGGGGTGGTTGTGTCCTGAATGTAAATAAAAACAAACGGGTTACAGAACCGACGGTTAAGAAGAATTAATGTTTTGAATGCCAGATTGGGCTAATCTCTTGGTATAATAAGAATATCACTCAATTGATGGAGAAGGAGGTGGCATGAAAAGCTTTTCTTTTTTAAAAAATGAAAAGGGCGTTACGCTCATCATATTTATGTTCATAATGGCTATGCTGGTGGCTCTCTCTTCGGGGGCCATTCTTATAACATCACTAAATTTTGAAACTTCCAATGCTCTCCTCAAGGGTAAAAAGGCTTATTATTCCGCTGAAGTTGGACTGGAATTGGCAGTCAATACGATTCTAAAAAGTTTTGATGATCTGGCACCTTATACAACCTCATCCCAAAATGGTGGCGATGCTGAGGGATTTATCACTGAAAACGATTATCGGGGTTATGAGATTAAATATAAAATCATCAACCCAGAATCCAGATTCTTTTATCAAACGGTAAAAGGAAATAGTCTCCTCAGTCATTATGCCTATACGTATGGAATTGAATCTCACTCAAACTCACTGAGTGATAAAACTAAAGAATCTGTCCTGGAAAAAATCCGTGTTCTCGAAACACCTCTTGTTCAATGGTTCGCTTTTTATGGTGGCGATGGAGGAAATGATTCTGACCTGGAAATAACTCCAGGGCCTGGGATGATAAGTTGGGGGCGGGTGCATTCCAACGGAGATATCTGGCTCCGGGCCGGTTGTTCTGGAAGCCTCCGTTTTCAGAACTTTGATCCCAATGGAGGGACCCCGATTTCAGCTCCTCATTCCATCACTGCGGGTGGAAGCATTCGCAATTGGCATAAAGGAGTTAATAGGGAAGCCTGTACTTCTCCGCAGATTAAAACAACAAATGCGAGTCTTATTTGGGAAGACAATTTGCCGATCAATTTTATTATGGATGATGATACCCAGGAAGCGGCATTCAATAATTTTGTTTTTGTAAATGAACCGGTTCTAATAGCTCCCGGAAAATCTCAGTTTCAACGTGGCGGATTTTATGAGGCCAGATCTGCTGACCCAAAACGATTAGATGTGGATGGCATACAGATCCTTGGCCAGGGTGCGCTTGAATCAGGAACCACGGTTTTTATTTCCAGTCCTCTTCCAAATACAGACGTTACAAGGTTGATTCGTTTGGGTGAAAAATCATCTGGAAATCCATATTCTGGACCCATGCCCATTATCAGGGAGACCCTGGGACTCCTTAACGACTGCCGGGAAGACAGAGTGGTCGATACAACAGACATTGATCTTTATGCCTTGGAGCTTTGGTATCAAGAATATTTAGCAGATCCAGCCAATGGCCCAAGAGCTTTAGGGGATGCGGGATTTTTGGTTTATGCATCGCGCTCACCTGATTCTACATTTACCAACTCAGAAAATCCCATGCAAGCCATCAGACTGATGCAGATTAATAAACCGATGTCTCAATCGCAACTTTTAAATAAAACCACATTCGCTTCTGACAATCCTATTTATATTGACGGGGATTTCAATACCATCAACACCCAGGGAGCGGCGATCATTGGGGATGCAATTAATTTACTTGGCAATAATTGGAACGATTCGAAAACTTGTGGTGGTGGATTGCCTAATGCTGGTAATTTTGGGGACACTAAAAGCACTATCCGCGCTGCATTGTTTGGAGGTTACACTCCGACAACAAGTCCTGGAGGGACGTATGGCGGTGGCCTTCATAATTACATGCGGTTTCACGAAGATTGGAGCAATGTAAATTCTGATTTTAAGGGAAGCATGATCGGCCTATGGGTGAGCCAACAAGCCACGGCTGATTGGTGTCAACATGGAGATTGTTATGAACCTCCAGTGAGACAATGGGGCTGGGATACCAGATTTGGAAGTCCTGATTTCTGGCCTCCTTTCCTTCCATCTATATTTGATATAGAGAGGCTTGGATCTCTGGAAAGTTTTAATCCAGGGGAAGGTTTTGAAACAATATGTGGTTTTGGGTGTACCCACCAATAAAAGGGCAAATATACTAATCCCATTATTAATATTTAAAATAAGGAAACCAACTATGTTTTCTAAACGATTTATTTCATTAAAGCTCGTTTTATCGTTGCTCTTCGTTTTGTTATCATGCACTGCGATCTATGCAAATGGGTATCCTCCTGGAGTTCCAAACCCATTTTCCCCAACCTGCCAAGATGGATCACCGGCTATACCTGGCCCAGATGGAAAAGGCTTGTATTGTAAATAAAATCCTCTTATAAAAAAGAAAGGCCATACAAATGAAACTATTTTTATCATTTATCATCGTTTTGCTCTCTCATACTTTGACATTTGCGGACGAAGATGAACATGAGGACCATCATGAAAACCGCGCGGAATATTGTCAGGACTTGTCCGAATTTTTTACGCCATTAGGTCAATTGGTAATCGACAATACACAGAAACCTCCTGTGAAACGACTTTGCCGAAAAATATTCAAAGCAAATATGCAAAATGTCAGAGGAAAGGTTTCAAAAGCCGTTAAAAATCTCAACAAATTCATCCGGATCACCAATAAGCATACACCCGAACATATTTCTGGACCCGCCAGTGACCTAATCATTGCCGAGGCCCAGAGGTTAATTGGCCTTTTGGAAGGGGAAAATATTGGTCTCCCCGCTGATCCAGGAGAAGCTGGGAAAGCCACCCTTACGGGGATCGATTCCGATAATGATGGCGTGCGCGATGATCTTCAGCGTTACATTGCTTTGACCCATGTTGATTCCGAGAAGTTCAGAGCCTATATGACAATAGAGGCTAAAAACATGCAAGATTCCTTGATTGCGGCTGATGATCCCGCGGCATCTATTGCCCTTGCACATAAATCCACCCTTGATAGAGCTTGTAAGGAATATCTTGATTCGGTTACGATTCATTCTTTTCAAGGGAGGGGAAAATTCCCAGTTTCAGTATTGCTTGCCCAGGTCCTGAATACTAAAGAAAGAAGCCTTGCATGGCTCCGCCATGAGTTACATTTAAACGGCCAATCTTTTGTAGATCCTGAGCCAGCGAGGTACGATAAAACACCGCTCAAACAATATTGTGATTTTGATCCTGATCTTCTAGCTAATTAAAATTACTCATCAACCTGATTATAAATTTCAAGAAAGGCCGATAATGAAACCAATAAAAATTTTGCTCGTTCTTTTTACCTTATTTTATTTTGGGAATGGGACAGCCTGGGCGGGGTTTTGTGTTTACAAGGAAACAAACGTTGTCTTTGCCAATGGGGTTGATACAACCCGGTCGCAAGCACTAGATACCGTGGAATTAATAAAAAAATTAACCATAGAGAAACTTCAAGCCGATAATATTAATTTGGATTTTAATGCCGCCAATATAGAGATTGATGGTAGCCAAATGGGGGCGGATTGTGATGCCCTCACATTTGAAAGGCAATATCACCAGACTTCAGGGCTCAGTTTGGATTTGTTTGAGGCGTTGACCCAGATTATTATCGAGGATACCACCAGGATCTGGCTGTTGAAATTTGGTTTGGATATTATGCCCGATGCTTTTAGGGATAAAATTTTGGAATTTCAATCCGCTTTTGATGAAGCAATTGTGGCTGATCCGGCAGAAACTCAAGCTCATATTGCGAAATACAATTCATTTTCCCCAGATTATGATTATAGGGTCATTGCCGTTTCCCATTCTCAGGGGAATCTTTTTTCTAACACGATTTATGCAAACTTAGATTTAGTTCCTCAATACAACCATAAAATCGTATCCGTGGCCACTCCGTCAAGTTTTACCGCTGGGGGCGGACCTCATACAACCTTGCATACCGATTTGGTTATATTAGCGCTGAAGGCGATAGCATCGACATTGGGTCTCCCAGAGCCGCGTGAATCAAATGTGGCTCCAAGCGGGTGGCCTGAGTTGACAGGGCATATTTTTAATAAGACTTATATGGAACCTGGTTCGAATGCCGAAACTAAAATTTTAGATGATATCTTTAATTTGATACCAACTTACAATTATGGACCGTGGATACCAACTTGCCAAGACGGTTCACCAGCGGTTGAGGTGAATGGTGGTTGGTATTGTAATTTATAATGGATAAAGGGTGGGGTCCCTCCGGGGACCCCATTTCTTGCATGAAAAATGAGAAATAAAATGTGGCCAAAATTTGATGAGCCATGCAAAAATTTAATACGGTCGTTGGGAATAGTAACAATGGGGTATTTCATTATTCCAGATGATAATATCCTTATGTTTTTTATTATGGGAAATGAAATCATAAAGGTTTATAGATTGTGGCAAGAGGGAAGAGCTATGGATAAAAAATTTGAGGCTGATATAAAAAAATGGCAGGATGAGGCAAACAAATGGCAAATAACCGGCCAAAACTGAGTTAATAAAAGGGGATTGGTGGATTGATGCTATGGAGGAATTCTAGAACTAAAAAACTGATGATGTCCCGATATGATCAGTGGGTTACACTACCCTCTACATCGGTAAAATTAGATATTTTTCGAAAAATTTATGAGAGATATATCGATAGTTTGGAGACAATGGAACAATTAAAAGAACAGTATGAGAAAAAAGATCCTAAAAGATTTAGTGAAATAATAAAAAAGCACAAAGAGGACGGACAAGGTTTGTTTGATAATGATGATCCACTTGTTTAATAAAATGAGTAAATGAAGGGGGATGGAATGATGGAAAACCAAGAAAGAGGAAATTCCTTGGAGGATCTGAAAGCGGATCCATCAATGGTTAAAGACCTTTCGTTGGAAAAATGCTTGAGCATGCTCATTATACTGGCTTCCGTCCAAACTCTTTTATTGGGTAGGATATTGTCCTTTAATGGAAAGCCTGAATTGTTTCAAGAAGATAAACTTTTAAATGTTGAACAGGCGGCGGAACGCCTTGGATGTAATCCTGATTGGTTATACAGACATTCAAAAAAACTTCCCTTTACCAGGCGATTAAGTCCACGTCAACTGCGATTCTCTTCAAAAGGAATCAAAAAATATATTCAGGAAAGATGCAAATAACCGGCCAAAAATGAGTAAATGAAGGGGGATGGGGGATGTGTGACACAAGTTGGATGGAATGGGGAACGCTAATTTTAAGGTTCGGCACAGTGGTAGGAACAATTGGGGTTTGCTATTTTGCTTTACATCAAATTCTTAGGAAAAAGCGCCGATTTGATATTAATAAACTTATTGTAAATGAATATGAGGGCAATTACCCATATTTAAAATTGGAAATTGAGAATTTAGTAGATTTACCATTTAAATTAAGATATGCGCGTCTAATTCTGGGATCTTATTACGGTAGTGTATATAATGAGATAGATTCTGAAATTACAGGTCAATTTGCAGTAAAAAAAATAGATTTTTTCGAAATAGAAGGTTATGAAAAATATGAAATAGTTTTCCCTTTATTGCGACGAGTTCCCCAAGTTACGGTAAATAAAGTAGACCATGTGTTTATTAAAATAACTACTACATATGGAGATCGAAAAATAAAATTGAAAGGGTCATTATTAAATAAAGTTACTCAATTGATAACAAAATAAAAATAAAAATAAAAGGATGATCTGGATAAAAGCAATTTCTAGATGGCCACAAACCGGCCACAAGTCGAGAATGAGGGTTGAAGCGAGTTGTTAAGTTATTGATTTTTAAAGCGGCCCCATCGTCTAGGGGTAAGGACGCTGGCCTCTCACGCCAGCATCTTTCTCATATTATCAAAATACGAGCCGTCGATACTTTCCAGTATGCTTTATTTTTCAATAGCTTAACTAACCTCGCTTCAACCCAATTCTCAATATGGCCAAATTGTAGGTGGCCACAAACCGTCCACAAGTCGCCATTTTACGTTATAATAGGGGGTGTAATTCACAGGTGGCCACAAGTTGGCCACAAGAATGAAAGGGGGATGGGGTGAAACAAACGCTTCAAGAAATTGTCAAAGAATACATCCCGGATGCGTCCGATGATTTTGTAGAATATATAATCGGCAATAAAACCGGTTGGCCAAGTTTCTGGCATATTCCTGAAGATGGCAACACTCCCATAGAATGCTTTAGGACTCAGGTTTTTTGGTTTTCATGGATAATTAAAAGAGGCATGGAAATTTGTCTCGGGTGTGGAAAGCCTATCAAAATTAGAAAATCACCAAATGGTCACATAAACGATATGTGCCCAAAATGCAAACAAAATTGGAACAAAAGGGCACAAGAATGAAAGGGGATGGGGATGAAAATTTGGGTTATCAAATCGAAGAAACAGCACCAAAAATATTTAAAAGAGATTGAAAGGCTCATTGTTGTAGATTTCAAACCTGGGTCATTGGGTTCAAAACGCTTGGAATTATTGGCTTGTTTGGTGGAAATATATGAAAAGGAAAAATTCCCTTTTGAAAAACCCACTCCCATTGAAGCCGTTAAATTTAGAATGGATCAGCAAGGATTAACAAGAAATGATTTGTTACCTTATATGGGCAGTCGTGGTAGGGTTTCCGAATTCTTTTCAGGGAAACGCACTTTATCAAAAAAGGTAATACGGTCATTAAATGAACGTCTTGACATCCCAATTGAAATTCTTTTTGGAAAATAACACTTTAAAGGATTATTATAAGGACGTGCGGCGATGAGACGCCGGAGTGAGTTGCTTCCATCATGATTGCAAGGGATATCTCAAGTAGTTCCTCGAAGATGGATGAAAATGTGAGTGCGCATAATGGCGTAACCAGACCTAAGCCAGAAATGGAACTCAAGGTTGAAATGGAGCCGGGTGGGGAATCCGGCCACGTCCTTTTAAAAAATCCACGGGAGGAATAAAATGGCTACGGAAACCAAAAAAGTCATACATTGCGGTTGTCCTGATTGGGAGCCGGGAATGAAAAAAATAAATGGACCTATCGCATTGCAACAAACTCGGAGAGGATTCAGTTTTGGTCCTGATCATTTTATTCCGATGAAATATTGCCCGTGGTGCGGTAAAAAGTTTTCCGCTAAAAAAAACACGCCTGTAAAGCAACTGGATAGCTTAACGGTCTTCTAAGCCGTATGGTTGTGGGTTCGAGTCCCACCAGGCGTATTTAAGTATGTCACTCACATATAGAAAACCAAGATAAATAAGCGTGTCAATAAATCATAGAAACCCATGATAAGTAAGCGTGTCACGCGAATCGAGAAACCCAATAGAATAAAGCGAGCCATATCTTCCAAGAAACCCAGAAAACACTAGCGTGTCAATATTGATTAGAAAACCATAGGAGTAAAGCGAGCCAATATATTTGAGAAACCCAATGCTATGAAGCGTGCCAAAGGCAAGTAGAAACCCGTAAATCCGGAGCGTGTCACATTTTAAAAGAAACCCAAATTTCCATAGCGTGTCAAAATAGGCTAGAAACCCATCTAATGTAAGCGAGTCATTCTTTTGGAGAAACCCAAAATAAAGGAGCGTGTCAATACCAGCTAGAAAACCAAGATAAATAAGCGAGTCACATCAATAGAGAAACCCGTAAATCCGGAGCGCGTCATCATATCTAAGAAACCCAAAAAAAGAAAGCGTGTCAAACCAACAAAGAAAACCAGAGAAGTATAGCGAGCCATCATGAAAGAGAAACCCAAAAGGAGACAGCGATGACGTAGCTCAATAAACCCCCTTGATAAATTCTCCAGGACATAATTCCTTTAACTTTAATACTGGAGAATATTAATGAAAACGATTTACAGCTGGAAAAAAAGAATGGAATTAAAAGAACAACTGCATATCTTCGCAAATCTCATCGTTCGTCTTAAAGACCTGAGAAAGACGGTGCGCCCAAGAAAGTTTCCTAATTTTGTCCCAACACCCGGAGTTTGGTTGGATGTTGTGCAAGAGGAATTTCGTCATCATCATATAGCGGCGTCTATGATGCGTGGAAAAACTATGGAACAAATTGAAAGATTACCAAAAAATCCAAAAGCCTTGGAATCTCGAATCCGGCCAAGTATGAGACTGGTCAATATAATTATGGAGAGCTGTTTGGATGAAAATGTATGTGTTAGTGTTGAAGAGCCTGTCAAAATCTCAGCAAGCGGTGCAAGCGGGTCATGCTCTGGCTGAGTTTTTACTCAAGCAATATAATAAAGAGGAATTGCCTTGGAAAAATGGTGATCTGGTCTATCTCAAAGCAACATGGGCTGAATTAATGATTCACACGTCCGATAAAATGAATGGGGCAGTGGCTTTTTATGAACCGGATATGAGAGGTGAAATCACAGCTGTTGCCATGCTTGGCGATGACAAAGATCCCCGATTCCGAGGTTTTCGATTGGTTTAAATTTGGAAGCCTATGTGGCAGAATGGAATGCAACTGGCTCTAACCCAGTGGTCGCGGGTTCGAATCCCGCCATAGGCTTTTTTAAAGGAAAAAATTATGCAAGCTCGTGATGAACAAATAAAAGCAACATCAGGATTTTTGCAGGGAAGTTTAGGTCCCGACATTTTGACCAAGGACAATGGACGCATTACCAATCGCCTAAAAAGGTTGTTTCGCAATTCTAAGCGCCCAAGCCACAAACAAAAAAGATCAAAAAACAAAGGACACGTCCATGCCCGATAATGACGAACCCATAGAAAACGAAATCAGGACTCAAATGCAGTGCTGGGGTGAAGTCCTTGATGAAACATTTAACGGTAAAGATTACAAAACCAAAGTGCGTAAATGGGGATTCGCTCTTTTGGTATTTCAGTTAGGGGATGATGACGGAACTCATCGAATGAATTACATCAGCAATTCCACCCGAAAAGATATGATAAAGGCCATGAAGGAATTCATCGCCAGAGATGCCCTTAATAATTAAAAACCCGGCACCCGCTTTCCGATTGGGTGATAACTGTGGAACCTTGAAGGAATCCCTTAATCAAAAACCATAGTGATTGAAGATGAGTGATTTCACATTTAAAAATTATAATGACAAACCGAAGCCGTGTCCAATGTTTGATGTTCGCGAAGATCAAAGCGGCACAATTGCATGTTCTGGAAAGGTTTGTCCAACTTTTAATGCAAACGTTGGGAAATGCGATACTTGCGGTGAATTAATAAGTTGGGAAAGTTTAAAATTTTTTAAATCGGTAGAGAAATAAACCCGGCACCCGCTTTCCGATTGGGTTAAGAACGCCCATTAAAACAGCCATGGTGATTGAGGCGGCGGGGGTTGGCCTAAGAATTTACAAGACCAAGCGAGTGTGAAAGTCACTGAAGGACGCGCACCCAGCCTGCCGGGAGATTTAAACTAAAGGAGAATACAGTGAAAAATTACACAGAAATCGCAGTAATTGTTGATCGATCAGGGTCAATGTACGGTCTGGAGAAGGACACAATCGGAGGTTACAATTCATTCCTGACAGATCAGCAGGCGCACCCAGGGGAGGCGAAATTTACCTTGGTTCAATTCGATGATAAATACGAAAGGCTCATCGATAGCGTCCCGATCGGACAAGTTGAAGTTGCTAAAGAGGGTTCTTTCAGCCCACGAGGTGCAACCGCCCTCTTTGATGCGATCGGAAAAACTGTCACCGACATGGGCAACCGGTTTGAGGCATTGCCGGAAAGTGAGAAGCCCTCCAAAGTATTGGTGGCGATCATCACGGACGGTCAGGAAAATTCCAGCGTGGAATTTAAGACCAAGGAAAAGATTGCGGACATGATCAAAACTCAGACGGAAAATTGGGGCTGGGAATTCTTTTACATTGCGGCCAACCAGGATGCTTTTGCCGAAGGTGCGTCAATGAATATTCCCGTTTCAAATTCGACTAATTTTTCTCATGATTCTGCGGGGGTTCGTAGAGGCTACGCAGGGATGTCAACCAACGTTGCAAGTTCCCGGACGAAATAATTTCCCGGCAACCGCTTTCATACCTACGATTACTTGCGCGGTGTGGGCCGCTAGAAAGTGGTGTGGTTGGCCTTGGCGCTTTGCGACTGGGTAATTGCAATCCAACCACAGTCGGGGAAAATTGACCAAAGACGGAGTGAGAAATATGGAGGAATAGCAATGAAACGAACGAGTGCATATCGCAGGTCTCAGAGTGCAAGGGTCAGGAACAATTTTAGGAAATCCTTGTTAAATAAATTTTATTGGTTCAATAACCGTGAAAAAGAATTGGAATGGATTGAATTAAGGACTCAAAGTTTCAATACCAGAAAGCCCTGTTCTTGTTATATGTGCGGGAATCCTCGTAAACATTTTAACGAAAAGACATGGCCTGAACTTGAAAAGTGGGAATATTAAAAAATGTCCATAAATATCAGCCCATTAACAGTGGAGTAACAGTGTAATCTGAGTTGAAAAATAACTAAATCCTGAGTGCCTATTGCACTCTGGTCACCGAGACCCAAAAGTCTCAAATTATGAAAGGGTTATTATGAAAAAAGCAATATTTTATCACGCCGGTTGCCCCATTTGTAAACACGCTGAAAATGAACTTATTGATTCAATAAATAGTGATTTATTTGAAGTGGAAACTGTCCATTTGGTTGAAAACCCGAAGCGTATTGCAGAGGCTGAAAGAGCTGGAATTAAATCTGTTCCAGCTATTGTTTTTGGTCCTGGTATGCCTCTTCATATTAATTTTGGTGCTTCAATGGACGATGTTAAGACATTAGCAAAAGTCTAGTTTTATATTTGTATGGGATGTTCGATAAATAAATTTAAACTATTATTTGGAGTGTAAAATGAAAAAGGTTTTTGCTATTTTCGTGATAAGTTTTTTTACTTTAACCTGCATATCTTTTGCAGACCAGATCAGTTATCCAAAAGATTATCGCAATTGGACTCATGTAAAATCCATGGTGATCAACAAAGGCCATCCTCTTGCCGATCCTTTCGAAGGCATTCATCACATTTATTATAACAGCTATGCCGAAGATGGAAACCGCACCGGCTTTTACGAAGATGGTTCTGTCATTGTGTTTGATCTCCTTGATGCAATCAAAGGTGAGTTCGACGTTACAGAAGGCAAACGCAAATTTATCGGCGTTATGTCACGAAATAGCGAAAAATTCCCAAAAACTGGGGGATGGGGTTTTGAAGTGTTTCCAGGTGATAGTACAATTAAACGGGGCGTAAAAGATGGTGGATTATCCTGCTTTAATTGTCACGAATCGGAAAAGGATACCCAGTACGTTTTTTCCAAGATGCGTAAATAAACTCTTGTTTCTAAAGGGAAAGTGGGCCAGTGAATGCTTTATTAAGTTCCTGGCTCATTTTCTCTTTCTCCTTGGGTCTTGTTTTTAGGCGGTATCGCAGTGTTTGTGGCATCTCCCCCTGGGGAATGGCTTTCCTCCTTGGCCCGCAGATATTGCTTTACCGCCTTTTCTGGTCATTTATGGTATCATTAACGCACAATTGAATTTATTTTTGTTATAAAAATTCACCCAGTGAGGATGCTATGAGAGAATTGATCTTGTCGATTTGCCAATCTTTAGTTGATATGCCTGATTCTGTAAAGGTAAATGAAATTAATTCGACCGGCCAAGTTTGTCTTTTTGAGATTTCTGTACATAAAGAAGATGTGGGAAAGATTATTGGCAAGCAAGGAGTCACCGCAAGAGCTATCAGAACGATTATTAATGCGATTGCATCGAAATTGAAAAAACGAGTAGTGATTGAAATTCTTGAATAAGGAGAATGTTGAATGATCAGTAAATTTTCATTTGAACACGTTAAGAAAATAGTAAGAGAATTGGGAATTCCTTTCGAAGATATAAATTCAGTGGACATTGAAGAAATACACGAAATTTTCGAACAAAATGCGGAAATGCCAGAATCTTTAGAGAATGCCGAAGAGTGAATCTAACAGAAAATTTAAGAACAACCCGGTGTTGTTATTGCAGTTCAATAACCTTGATGATCCCCTGCAGATTTGAAATGGCTCAAATGTGTATTGATTGCAGGAAAAGCGCACATAAAGAGACAGTTGAGGGCGATTATGGAATCATCAATGAACTTTGCAACCAAGTTTTAGCCTGGAAGCGTGAAGCAATAAAAAGAGGCTATAAAAATCCCATCAGATTGGCTTATGAAGATGTCGACGGCAAAGGCGTTAAGGAAAAAAACTTAGTGGATATGTGGACAAAACTTATCCAGGAAAATGCAGTATTAAAAAATGAAATAGCTAATTTGAAAGATGGTGATTGGTGAATAAAATCCATGATCATTGGCATCCTTGCAGGAAAAAATACAACTTTGGAAACTTAACGGCGACAACCCCCAAAGAAGTGACCTGCAAGCATTGTATTAAATTAAGAGCCAAATTGAAAAATTGGCTTTTAAAACAAGAGAAAAAAAATGCCACTCAAAAAAGGCAAGTCTCAAAAAACAATATCTAAGAATATCAGTGAGTTGGTGGACTCTGGCCGTCCCCAAAAGCAGGCAGTGGCCATAGCATTGGACACTGCAAGGAAAAGTAAAAATACCTCTAGGAAAAAAACCACCATTAAAAAAAGAAAAAACCCCAAAAATAAATAAAATTCATTAATCCTTTCGCCAGGGTTTTATGGAAAGCGGATTAAAATATTACATTCTAAAAGATAAAATACCTGTTGAATGCGGACTATTAGAATGGGGAAATTTTTTTAATACATTTTCTGATCGTTTCGTTGACAGAACTGAATTCCTTGATGGCTTGGTTTCTGTTTCAACGGTGTTCCTTGGGATAGATCACAGTTTCAGTATGGAACCGAATCACATTCCTGTTCTCTTTGAAACAATGATCTTTGGTGGTTCGCTCAATGAAAGTATGAATCGTTATTGCACCTGGGATGAAGCTGAGAAGGGTCACGCGGATATGGTGATGCAAGTGAAGAAAAACCTTGATAAATGGGATAAGGATTTAAAAAAACTACATGAAATAATTCCAAAAAATTCTGGAGGGAATGATCAATATGGCGCAGACAAATGAAATTGAGTTCAAATTAAAATCTCAGATCCTTAAACTATTCGATTATTTAGTCCAAAATCACCATCAAGACATGTTCAACGAAGACGCATTGGGTGCCTGCGATGTTGCTGTCAAGGTCTTGGAAAAGCAGAAAACTCAGATGGAATTATATGAACAATTAAATCATTTATTTAAAGAAGAAAAAGACCTTTTAAAGTTAGATCGATCAAAACTTTTGGGGTTGCTTAAAAGAATGCAACTGATTTCTATGCAGTAAAAGACAAAGAGTCAATTTCATTATGATTCATCTTGAAATTATCCCCGAAGATATCAATCGTAAGAACCGTGCCGGAGAACCCAATATCTGGCGAGAAGTTGCTGACCAATTTGGCATTGATGTGGTTATTTTCATCTCCAAAAAGGCTGGCGGTTCAAAACTTGATGTTCCTTCCTATAAAAGATTGAGCGCCCCTGCTCTTGATCGTGATTGTAAGCTTATCGTACGATAGTTGCGTCTGTCCTTGCGTCTGTTCCACCTGAAACAATTTAAGTAAAATCCAAATAGAATTTGTTTATTTTATTTGGAGAACCCGGTGCGAATCAGTAAAAATTTCGTTCAATCCGAATTTGAGTGCCGTTGCAAACCTTGCATAGAATCTAACCACAGCACATTTGTAATTGACAACCTACTTGTCGAAAAATTACAGGAGGTGCGCGATGAACTTAATCAAGCAGTTGTCATTAATTCCGGATTCCGGTGCACCCCACATAACGAAACAGTTGGCGGAATAATTAACTCTGCTCATTTAACGGGGAAAGCCGCCGACATTACAATCCCCAACGATACCTACAGAAAGCAAATCCTCCGCATTCTCGATTCTAAATTCCTGAGAATTGGTATTTACACAAGTTTTATCCACGTCGATGTAGATCAATATAAACCGCAAAATGTAACTTTCGTTGATTAATTATGACCATATCCGTTCAGCGTCCAACAGCAAACGATCCAAGCCGCTCAAACCCACGACAATACATTTATCTGAGTGATGGGACTTTCAGGGCCAATGAAACCACCGACGGGTCCTTTCGGATTGCGGTCACCGTTGGAGAGGATGTAATCCATTTGGAACAACGGGCCTCCGGGGTTTGGAATGATTCCGGCCTCAGAACCTCTCCAAAGACCCTTGAACTTGGCCGTGACCTATTCCTTTCGGCTGGTTTTACCTATATAGAAACCAGTTCACCATCCGGCGCTGCGACTGAGGATAAAACCCTTATTCCACACATCGAGTTCGATGACAACGGGACTGATGGAAACTTCCAGGTCCACACCCCGGTTACTAAAATCTTAACAAATTTTCCCATTTTCACCACGGCCACCGCCGAGGAAACCTCTACCCTGATTGACCAGGGATTTAATATTGGATTCCGCAGGATAATTAAAACGATCGTTCATCAACTTGGAACCACAGCGGCCTCCGCTGAAGTTCGGCATTCAATTTATTTGGGATCCGATAACACGGGATTCCTGATCAGCGATGTCATTGCTCCTTTTTCAATCTTTGTTGCAAATGACTCCCTTTCCGCATCCTCAATAGATAGTGTCACCGATTCCGGAGGCGTTGCACGGTTCAATTTCTCGGTGAGTGTGGTCCCCGTGGTAGGTGCCTCAGTGGAAATCGATGGGTTTGTAACCAATACGGATTACAACACGACGGCTGAAATAACTGCCACCGATGGTTCCACCTATTTTGAGATCAGTTCGATCTCATTTGGATCTTCAGAAACGGTTGGGACTTTTCTTTTTGTTTGGGTTCTTGATTTCGATTATGGCCTGGGTATCGAAGCAAGCCAGGATATTTTTACCGAGATCACCAGTACCTCCAACCTCAGTCTGGCCGTGGACTCCGGAGGAGATTTGATCACGGATTTAAATGCTCAGGAACTTGCCGAATTGAACATGATTACTGAAAACGCAACCTGGGACAATAATCTGGAGCACGTCCTGGACAACAACCTCAACCCCGTTTATGCGGCCCAATTTTAATGGGAACTTTTCATAAAGATTTAGTCGGAGATGAACTCCATATCGGCCGGACCCAGGTGGGAACCGCTGATCCTAATGGAGTTGTAACGGCGGGGATCATTGGTGAAATGTTTTGGGATTCCACCAATAATATTTTTTACATTGCGGAAGCGTTGACGAATTCGGATTGGATAACCTCAATTAGTTCGACGGATACCCTGGCCGAAATATTAGCTATTGGTAACACTACTGGTGGTACAGATATAGCAGTAAGTGCGGGTGATAATATAACGTTTACCGATACTTCTTTTGCCACCTTTGGTGATGGCGCTGACTTATCCATTGACCACAACGGCACGAATAGTTTCATCACCAGTATCACCGGTCAACTCAATATCCAATCCACATTTGGGTTGCTCGTAGAAGCGACCACGTTGCTCGAATTGGATGGGTCATCGGGTGTGAACATCAACAACAGCGGGACCGGGGGTATAAATATCACCGCCGGGGTCGGGGGCATCGATCTTGTTTGCACCGATGCTACAGAAATCGTGCGTGTGCGCTTAGGCTCTCAAACCAGCGCGACGGCTTTTAGACTTCAGGATAGCGCCTTCGGAACCTTGTTTGAGGTGAATGGGCAAGGGGATTTGGAGGTATTCTCCGGCACCGTCACATTCAATACGGAAGTAACGATTGATAGTACTGGACAGATCTTTTCGATTCAATCAGATGGGGCAAGTGGTAATCCATTATTCCGTATTCAAAATAGTTCCGGCGTAGAGCAGCTTAATCTGAACTATGACGAGGCAACTGATCTCTCTGAAATTACGT